TCATTTGGCGCCGCAACCTGCTGGTTTACAATTTTCTGGCTGGTTTACAGAACGCGTTCCTGTTTCGATCTTTTCCACAGCCGCGCTCGACACCAGATAGTGCTTGCGAATGATGCCTTCGGCGTCCTTTTCCGCGTGCCCGGTGATCTCCGCAATCTCACGAATCGATGCGCCGTTTCTATAGGCGAGGGTTACGAACGTCCCTCTCAGGTCGTGGAATGTCTTGCCCTCGATCCCGGCTGCGGCGACTGCTTTCCTCCACGAAGACTTGAAACCGGAGGTCCATGGCTTGCCGCTGCGATTCGTCAGGATCGTTGCTGCCGGCGTGTCTCGTTTGGAATTATCGGACTTCGCCGCATCCAGAACTGCGCGAAGCTCTCCAGAAACCTTCACGGCGACATGGGCGCCGGTTTTGGACTGCCGAAGCCTGATGGCGTTCCCGTCGTAGGCTGACCAGGTGAGGGCGAGCAGATCTCCCTGCCTCTGCCCTGTCCAAGCGGCCAGCATCATCGCGCGCACCAGCGGCTCGCGTGCCTTCTCCCGGAACGCCTTTATGTCCATGTCGGTCCAGATGATGTCTCGTCTGGTTCCGTCGCTTACCTTGGTGATGCGCTCCAACGGGTGGCGTTCGATCATCTCACGGTCGAGGGCGAACCAGAACAAACGCTGCAGAACGCTCATGTAGAGGTCGGCCTTGCGGGGATGCGTCTCTGCCATCTCGTCGCGCCACTCGAGAAATAGGGTGCGGCTACCAGCTGCGGATATCCGCTCTGCCGTCATGTCGTAGAATTCGCCCTCAATGGCGCGGATTGCCAGGTCATAGCCCTCACGGGTGCTGGGTTTCAGGTCTTTGTAGTGTGGGGATCTGAGGTAACCGCGAATGATCTCGGCCATGCAGCCCTGATAGGGCGCGTCTTCTCGGTCCCGCGTCAGCCGCAGGTATTCCTCAGTGAATTTTCGATGCTCGGTTTCTGGGTCGGCCTTGATGGCCGGGCCCCCACGCCACGCATAGTGGTAGGTTTTGACCGATCCGTCGGCCAGTCTCTTTTTGACGCTATGAACGCCCACGAGATTTACCCGCACTGTGTCTGTCCCTCCATGCGCGGAGGGAATTGCCGCCATTCAGAGGCGCGCTGTCAAATCGGTCATTGTGAGTATCGGGGATAAGCGTAATCGCTCCATCCACCTCAAGGCGCACGGTCAGGCCCATATCTCGGGCCACGCGACCGGCGTTCTCGATCTCGGATCGACGGTGACGGAGAGGCTTTGTCATCTCGCCCTCGCATTCACAATGATCTTGATGGCTGCCTCGGTTTCGCCAGTGACGGTGTAGAGCGCGTGGGCGATCCTCAAAGGGTCGATCCCTTGCGAGTCCCAGAACGCCTTTTCGTTCATGTCGTGCTGTTCGCGATGCTCGCCGGGCGTCATGGGGACGGTCCAGCAATCGTCCGGCTTCTGACCTTTGCCGGTTCTCTTCTTCCGGTACATTGGGTCGCCGTAGCGTATATGGCAGGCCTCGCACCGGCCGATCTCGCCAGAGATCACGCTTGGCAAGGTTCTGATCCAAGCCAGGTGTCGTTCGTCCTTGATACGGGCAGTGGCCTTGCTCGACGGATCGAGTGCGAAAGCTGTGTCGGGTCTGACAATCTCGAAGGCCATCAGTTGCCCTCCGATTTCAGAGCGATCTCGATCAAGCGTCGGATGGCTTCGGAGCGGGTAGGAACCCGGTTCTCAAAGCGCCAATCGTCAACGGCTTTGATTTCAACCGCTGTGATGACCAAGTTCATCCGCGTGGTCGGGCTCTCACCCAATCTCGGCCTTGCCATCACTGCGCCCTCCATTCACGGCCGCATTCGGAAGCAAGACGACTTGTCATCTCGTCCCGTTGGGCCTTGACGATGTTCCGCGTCGGGCGATGCCGGCGGATGGCCTCCGACAACTCGGCCTTTCGCTTCTGATGGTCTGGGATGAACTGGGCGAGCTTGTTCTGGTATCGCCAGTCCTGCCAGCCCCAGATCACGCGACGGATGAGGCGGATGGAGATCATGCTGCCTCCTTCTCGATCTGGTCGATGTTCTGCTTAATGACGTTGAAGGTGAGGGCGACGACCCAAGGGTTTGCTTCCCAGCCGAAGCCGCGATTGGCGTTTAGGCTGTCCCAGAGGTCGCGGAATCCCCGTACCGTGTTGTCGCGCAGGGTTTTGTCACTCCCGAGCATTGGAACATTGGGGTCCGTTAGACAGGCGGGACGCTGAATGCCCTCTGCAAAGCAATCGCTGGTGCTGATCTCCTTCACCCGCTCCACCCGCACGTCTGTGACGATAAGGGTGAGGCGGGACGCCCAGCGGGGCATATGGATGCCGGGACGCCAACGCGGACGCCCAGAGCGGTCGAAGCCCTCCCGAAACACGGCAGCAGTATAGCCGTCCGTGGGGTGCTCAACCTGCTCAATCGTGCCGGTGCCTACGCTGCCGCGATAGGCTGTGCGCGGCAGGAGGGAATGAGCCTCGCGCACCCAAAGACGGTCTCCGCCTGCGTACGGCATGTAGTCGGGCGCTTCGATGGGGACATCGGCTTCACTCACACCGATCAAGCCGCCATGCCGGTTGAAGACATGGAAGGTGCCGTTGCCATCGGCTTCAATTCCCTTGAACACCCGCCGCGTCTGCGTCTTCCTGCCCTCAAGCAGTGCGCGGATCATTGGGCCGCTGAAAAGGATGGGGCGATCAGTCATGCTGACAGATCCTTCTCCTCGCACCCGACGACGCCGGCAATCGTCGCCCGGCAGTCATCAAGCTCGATCTCATTCCGGCAGCAGGCGCGGGCGTAATTGGTGATCGACTTCGCCTTGGCCCGCACATCGTCGCTCAGGCCTTCGACAAAGAGTCCCTTGGACTGATTGACGACGACAACCTCATCCTCACCGATGGAGCCGATGATCGCTTTGGCGAACGTCTTGAGCCAATCCGGATCGACGGAAGCCGGCTCGCTTTCGCTCTCTCCCATGTCATGCGAGCCGGCCTCGTCCGCCGTGGCGGGTGAGTTCTCGGCAGCGGAGCGATCTGAATTTGTGGCGACGAGCGCCCCGCTGCCGTCACCGGTGGGGCTTTCTGCCGGTGAACTGTGTTCTGGAATGTGGTCGTAGCGCTTTCGCAGCGCGTCGGGATCGATGCCCGTCACCTCGGACAAGGCTGCCATGGCCTTCTCGAAGAACGGGCGAAATTCGCCTTCATCCATCGATGCGAACGAGATCGAGCCGGGGCGTATGAACCATTGCCCTTTGATGGTCTTGGAAATGTCCGTCACGCCGAGCGCCAGTTTGAGCGCGTCTGACGCTTCGTTGGCGCTTTCCCAAGGCGTTTTGGCGTTCTCCACCACGTCGCGCAGCACCACCCAGTATTTCTTCAGAAGGGGCAGGCTCCGTTTTTGGTTGAGCGTCACAGTGAGCTTGTCGCCGTTGCGATAGGTGTCCAGCACCTCGGCAACATACGGATCCGCTGGCGACAGCCTTCCGCGCTCAACCACGAATTCAAGGGTCGGGTGGTCCTGCTTAGCCATTGTTGCCCCCGATTTGGGAGAGGCGGCGTTCCTTGATCTTCACTGCGATCTGCAGATTGATGTCGTCGCCGTCGAATTGCGCTTCGGCGTCCATCTCGGACCAGACTTCTTCGACGGTCGCCTCATCCATCGCGCCGGCCAGGTTGGTCTCGAGCTCATCGAAGAAGGCGGCAGCGTCAAATTCACCGTCGGCCATGACCGCGTCGATATCCTCGCCGGTTTCGCGTACGATCTGGCGGTCATCAACGACTTCGCCGGTCTCGGCGTCGATGGCTTCCTGACGCTCGATCTTCTGCGTCGGCGGGGCCGGAGGCGCGGGAGGCTTCGGAGCCTGCGGACGCTCCTGTGGCGTGTCCTGCACTTCCTCGGCAATGCCAAGGCCGCGCAGCACGTCAGCAAAGGCGTCGCGCAGCGCAAAGGCACGGGCGCGCATTGCGAGCATCCGCTTCGGATATTGCTGCCACGGGCCTTGCTTGCCCCACAGGTTGGCCTTCTTGGCATCGGCGACCGAGAATGTGGCCCTGGTCGGATCGGCCTCGCCCTTGCGCTTGACTTCGCAGGACGCGGCCATGTTCTCGCCGTCGCCGGTTAGCTTCTCTTTGATCCATTCGAGTTTGCCAGAACCGCGAACGAGACCGATTGCACCGTCACCCCATATCGTCGGGCGGCCGTTGACCACGGCGATTGACTGCAAAGAGGCCATCGGCGTCATGCCGACTTCCATGCCGTGCATGATTGCGACCATGGCCTTTTCTGGTGTCTCGAGCCCCTTCGGAGCCATGCCTGCCTTGCAGACGGCGAGCGCAATCCGCCAAGCACCATCAAAGTCCTGCGGGACGATGGCTTTGACAGCGCCTCCTGATTGCAGTGAGGGCAGGCGCTCGGGGTCGTGCTGAACGATTGCGTTCATGGTCAAACAGCCTTCTCGATTTCGATGATCTTCATGCCTGGCAAGTCAAAACCGGACTTGGCGGCGCGGTTCGCCAGCGACTGCAACAAGTCGGTGATTTCTGACCGGTCCCGAACCGCTTGATAGAACGCGTCCTGATCAACGATCTCGCCACGCTTCTCGACGCGGATGGACACACGCGCACCTGTTCGACCTGCACTGGCCTTGGGCGCTTCCGCAGCCTTCTCGGCGTCCTGTGCGGCTTTGAGCGCGATTGCTTTCGCTTCCTCGTTCTGGGCCTTCATTGCCTCTTGGCGCTTCCTCTCGGCCTCTTCGCGGGCCTTCTTGGCTTCCTCGTCGCGCTTGCGCTTCTCAGCGATCAGGAATGGCTCGACATGGCGCTTCGCCTTGGTGGCCCATTCCTTTGCCTCTGCCTCAACAGGCTTGAACTCGCCGTCGATCTCACGGCATTTGGCGAGGTGCGGGGCCTTGACGGTTTCGCGCAGCGAATTGATGCGTTTGGCAAGGTCTGAGCATCGCTTTGCCCAGATGCCGCACCGGTCTGCGTCGGCCTGTGTCTCCACTGGCTTGCGCATGAAGTCGGTCAACTGCTCGACTTCACCAGCGAGCTCGAGCTTCAGGGCTTCGAATGGATCAGACGCGCCGCTGTTGTCACCGATAGCCGGTGCCGGCGGCTCATCATCGAAGCCTTCGCCTGCGTCCGCTTGGACATATGCCTCGTAGCTGATTGGGTTGCGGCAGGACCAAAGGAACAGATCGACCAGATCCTCGACCTGTCGACCGTTGCGGAACCCAACAACGACGCCATTCTCGTCCGGATAAATCCCGACAGGCTCCCAAGGGCCATTCTTACGGCGGGTGCGGTAGTATCCGAGCTGATACTCGCCGGGATGGATCGGCAGTTCTTCCGTTCCAATTTTGGACGGATCGGCGAGGGCGCCTTGCCACCAGCCCCAGCGTTCGATGATTGCGACTTGGGCGACTTCGCCCGCGTTCATGACGGTATCCATGGGGATTTCCTATGCTGGCGTTTCAAAGAACCCGACGAGCAGGGCGCCGATGACGATCAGAGCCAGAGCGCGGGCCGTGGGGTGTTCGGGGAATGGGAGGAGGGCGCTAAGCATTGGGCTGGCCCTCGGCTTCGGAGAGCGAGGCAAGAAACTGCTCCGCTTCTTCCTCAATCTTCCGGGCGCGCTCGACACGCTCCCATTGCTGCTTTCCGAGACCGTCGGTGTAGCGAACAGCCTCAAGCATGCGGGTGAGGTCGGTGATCGCCCTGAGAGCCGCGCAGAGATGGCGGTCCATTTCTGGAAGGCGGTTGTCCATCAGAAATCCTCCGGGTAGTCGGGCTCGGGCGGGTTCTCCATGAGCCAGCCCTCGATTTCCTCGCGCTCTTCATCCGTGAACTCGAATTCAGCGGCGTCGGGATCGCCCTTGCGTTTGGCGCTGATGATCTCGATCTCATTCGGCTCGGCTGGATGGCCCGGATAGGTGAGCGATCCATAGTGAGCGGGGAGACCAGCGCGGAATTTGTAGTCGATGCAGATATCGACGCTCGGCTCTTCGCCGCGCTCGATGGTCCATTCGGCGTAGAAGGTGATACCCATCAGAGCTTGCACCCGTCCTGAACGCCGTAGCCGTCGTGGCTGAGCTGCTTGTCAGCCGGCTCCGGATCGGCGTGGAACTCGGACACCGCGAACTCAGGGCGCAGGTAGTCGACCAGACCGGCGAGAACGGCGAATTCCGTCTCGGTGATCGATGACCAGAACCGGCCACCACCATGCACTGCGGTGTTGATGGCTTCGGCCGCATTGCCAAGCGCGTGACGCTTTCCGCTGCTGTCCCGGGCAAAGCCTTTCAGGGCTCGGTTCATGTCCACTCGGCGGACTGGCGCGCCATTGGTGAAGTTCGACAGCGCACGTCCTAAGTCTGCGCCTGTGATCTCTCGGGTGCTCATGATCTCGTGCTCCATGTTCCCGGGGGAGTGGATAAGCGTTCGGGAAACCCGCCCGGAGGCAGGAAACCGGAAGACTCGTCAGTGAGGGCAAAAGGAAGTTTGCTCGGCGCGCTGGCAGGCGTTGAAATCGCGGTCGGCCTGACGGCAGATGGCGGCCAACTCGCGGTCAAAGGGAGCCCGCTGGATTTCTGCCATCACGTAATCGAGCAGGGCCGCGAAGGCGTCGTCGACCATTCCGTGAAGGCCAATGCCGCAGGCCGAGCCCGCATAGACATCGCAAAGCGAGGCAACGTCGTCTGTGTCGGTGCATCGGCTGCTCTTGGCGTGAACTGCGATCTTCCTGATGAATGCACATGCCATCGTTTTCTTCCTCTCCATTGTGTCCGGCAGATCGGCGCGGGGTGCGCTTCTTCGTGCTGGGATATCGTGAAGGTACATATCGTACCCATTAGCGTCAAGCTAAAAAGATACAAATCGTACCCGATTTTTTGACAGGGGAGGAATCGCGCCGTACAAATGGGCGTGTCTCGCGATGGCGCGAGCGACAGAATTTCAGGAAAAATCAATGAACGACGAGACGGAACTCACGCCGGCGGGGCGATGGTATCGAAACCGGGATGAATGGATCAGGCATGTTCTGGGGCGGGATTACCTGACTGCCGATTGCCAGCGGGTCGGCATCTTCATCGCCATGCACATGAACCGGCGAGACAACCACACGAAGCACCAGCAGACGACAATCGCGAAGGACTTGGGGCTGGGCGTTGCGACGGTGAAGCGGTCAATCAAGAAGCTTCGAGAGGAAGGGCTGATTGACCTCGAAAAGGTGACGCGGGGTCGAAGGAATAGGGCGGTGAACCACTATTTTCTGATCTTCCCGTGGGCGTCCTAAGTATCACCAGTGATCCCTAGACTGGGTGTCACCAGTGATACCCCTAATAACGGTAGATCATAATAACGGTAGTTTATGATTAGGGTTATAGGGCTCTGGAGAGGGAGTATTATATCTCTAGGGCCTACCTCTCAAACGTAGAAGGGAAGGGCGCTATGAGCAGGAAGTCACTCACCAAAGCTCATTGGACCATGGCGGGGCCATGCAAAGACGGGACGCACCGTCTGGTATTCACTGGCAACGAAGGCGAGATCGAAATCACGATGTCGCTGTACGATATCGGCATCCTTCAAGGCGTGACGAGCCATCTGTTGTATTCGGCTGCGTGCCCCGATCTCGAACAATTGCGGGCCAAGCGGTGGGAAGACGAGCAGGTGTCATCCTCCTAGATTGTTCCATTCCTCCAGGTATTGCGGGGCGATCTGTGAGAGAGGATCGCCGGCATCCTTGTCGTGGCCGCCCTTCGCAATCAACATCGCTGCGCTTGAAGCGTGAGGCCCACCATATCCGGCGTGCACTTCTGGACCGTCTTTCGGTCGCCAGATCACTTCGGAAGTTGTCCCCGGTGTCGCTGCGCGAAGAATGATCGTTCCTTCAGGGGTCCAGTGCGTGAATTGCGGTGCCGGCAGATCGCCATTCCATTGCCAAAACCGGAAAGTTTTTTCTTCCATATCGCTCGATGGCAGCGGTTCGTCTTCCATCTCCCTTCCCTATTCGCCGGCTGGTGTTAGCGCCAGATGGAAAACCTCATAGACCACCCAGACGAAGGCTGCGGCGATCACGACGGACATGAAGAGCAGGAGCCAGTTCATCTCCCTCTGCTCTTGCTTTGGCTTCTTGCGATCCACGACGCTCCCCCTATTCGTCTTCCTCATCCAGATCATCGATCTCGATCAGGCCGGCTCCGATTCCCCAATCCAGTATGATCGCGTTAACGGCTTCATCCCGGCTCATCTCGTTTTCCTTCGCGAACTCATCCGCCAGATCGGCCACCTCTGAAATCAGGGTGAGGTCACCGGCTTTGACGAGCTTGCCTTGAAGGCGCAGAGCCGCGCGCCGCAACAGCACCTGGATCTCGACAGGCGTGAAGTCGTGCAGCGTGTCAGCTGCTTTCAGCAGTTCGTCAGCGAGCTTGTCAGTCATGGCTCCCGCCTTCCTCTCGAATGCGCGCCCACTCTTCTGGCGTCAGCGCGGCCTTGAGAACGATATCGACCTCCGGCAGGAGGCTTTCCCACATTGGCCGGCCTTCGAACTTGGTGTTCTCTGGCAGGCCACGGGACGTGCATAAGGCGCGGGCGGCGCGTTCGCGGGGAGGCTTGGGCTTTTTCATGACGCCTATTCTCCGCAGAGTGAGCGCATTATCTCGAAGGTCTGTTTCGAGCCAACCGACGTAAAGACGCCCTGTTTCTTCTCGGTCCGGAATGGTACGTCGGCACCGCTCGCCGCTTCAAATATCTCGACAATTGAGGCGGAATCTTCGGTGCTGGCGATAAGCCTCTTACCAAAGTGAGGAACTTCGCCGGCCGTGAATGTGAAATCCAAGGTCTGGTCCCCATGGCGGAATGTCGCCTTCGCAGTTTGAGCGAACATCATGAAGCGCTCGGGCTGGAAAAAGGACACCAGGTCTCCTGACGAAGTGCAAGCGAAAGCGATCAGCGCCTTGTCAAAGCCGTCTCCGGATTCTGACATCATCGCGAGTGGCAAGACGCTTTTGTCGAAGGTGTCTTGACGGAACTGAAGGCCCCAGCCTTCCTTCATCTCTTCGCTGATGGCTGTTGTTGTGCATGCCGCGAATAGCGCGCCGGCTAAGATAAGCCGCTTCATTGCAATCCCCCGCATGAATTATCTCTCCCATTCACATCGATAAGATCGTTTTGCGCACACGTCCGATGATGTCCGGCTCAACGCCGACCGGAAGCTCGAACGGCTTATGTTCCTCATTGGTCGAAACAGGCTCCCACCTATTTGGCGGGCGAAAGCGCTTGTAGGTCGCGCCGCCGTTCCCGTCTCCGATGACGTAACAGGCGTTCGGGACAAGGCGCTTGTCGTTCCGGTTCACGAAAATGATGCTGTCGTGAGGCGATATGCGGTTCATAGAATCGCCATCGACACGAAGCGCAACCCAATCGCCGCTTGGATCTAGGTCGGGGGCGTAAACCATCGGTTCGTCATCGAAGTGGGTGACGGTATCCGACTGCAACAGTGCACCCGCGCTAACCCACGAAATCAGCGGCGCGTGAACGAATGCTGTCTCGGCAGGGATGTCGTCATCATCCGGATTCCCTGTTCCGTAATTCAGCCATTGCAGTGACACGTTGAACAGCGCAGCGAATTTACGGGCGTCATCCAGCCCGAACCCGTTTCGCCCCTGCTCGTAAGCCTTATAGCTGTTGACGTTGATCCCGAGCTTGTTCGCTACAGCGGTCGGCCCCGAATATTCCGCGCGCTTCCGTGCCCAGACCAAGCGCTGCGCGCGTTCTTCTCTCAGTCGTTTTTCTTCGTTACTCGCCATGGTGCAAAAAATACCCGCTCAATCGGGTACAAGTAATGCCTTTCCTGCTTGACAGAGAGGGTATGTTATGTACCCTATACGGCATGACACACGCGGACATCATCAATCTCTGGCCATCGCTTTCCGAGTTTGCGGACGACCTTTCGGTTGCATACGGGACAGCAAAAGCCATGCGCAGGCGGGCATCGATCCCGCCGATGTATTGGACCTGCATCGTTCGGAAAGCGGGCGATCGCGGTTTTGAGGGGGTGACGCTTGAGGCTTTGGCCGAGGCCGTGTCCGCAGACGCGGAGACAGCGGCATGAGCGACCTTCAGCCCACCACGTTCAAGCTCCGCGCTTTTGCTGAATGGATCGAAGCACAGGGCGGCAGTGTCGATGCCCCCACCAGCGAGTGGGAAGTTCTCCGCTACCGTCTCACCGGCAAGTCGCCCCTGATCATCTACCGCAACAAGAAGGGGAAGCTGACGGTCTCCGACGAAACGAGGGCGGATTATCGCCAGTTCCTCGATGAGACCGGGGCAGGGGGCGAACAGGCCATCCAGAAGATGCGCCGGCAGAACGGCGCGGCTCTGCGCAATTCGATCATCGACCAGATGGAGCGGGAAACTGGATACGCCTGCTGCTGCTACTGCGGGCAGTTCGTGACGCGTGAAAGCTCGACGCTCGAGCATTTCGTTCCGATCTCGAAGGGCGGGCCGAACCACGAATTCAACCTCGGCATCGCCTGCGAGCCCTGCAACCTGGCAGTCGGAAGCATGCCCGTCGTCGAGAAGCTTGTTGTTCGTGATCAGATCCGGGCTGCGGTTCAAGATATCGCTCCATGGGATGATTTCGACGCGCGTACCATCATGAGAGCTGCCGCATGACCTCCCACCAGACACAAGAACGCCGCGTTTCTCTCCTCCCCAGCGCGGCTAAAGCCGAGGGGGCTACCCGGTCCCCCCATGACGCCCCCTCGGCACCCATTCGCGAAGAGACGAAATTCCCCGGCCCGCACTCTCCCACGGTATCCGGCGGCATACCGGGCACACCAAGCAGCGATGCTCTGCGGGCGCAAAAATCTGTCGGGGCCGGAATTCCCGTCAGAGGCCGGGACGCCGAAGGCGTTACCCATCACCGCAAATCGCTGCGCGCCGCCAACGAATTCACTGACTCCCTTGGGTGTGGCGGGGCTTCGGCTTCCAGCACGATCTTCGGGTGCGAGACGGTATCCAAGGGCCAGCCGGCCGGCATCTCGCGTCCTCTCGATGACAGATTGGAAAATCGAACTGTCCAAGACCGGCCGGCGCACTCTCTCGAAGAAATGATTGCGGTTTGGAAGTCCAGGCATGGCGAGCCCCGCAGGTTCAAAACAGGCGAAGTGACGGATTTCAACGCGATCAAGGTCTATCTGGAGCAGTGGGGCTATCACGTCAGGCACCACGGTGCTCGTTGCAGTGTGAGCAATGGGCGCGGCCGCCCGAAGATGCTCACGCGCCGGCAGCTTCTTGCTTTCGTCGACGAGTTCCGGACCGCCGAGGGGTTGGCGCCGATCCTTGCGGAGGCGTCATGACCCGGCATTTGAACTTAAAATTCACAGTGGCCGATACCGACCAGATGCTTGCAGCTGCGCGGCGAGGTCAGACGCCAACCCAGATCGCGAGAACTGTCCGTTGCGTGACGGGCAAGCCCTGCGCGCCCCATGAGGTTGAGCGCGTTCTGAGAAATGCTGACGTCCCGTTCGCGGAGCAGTCCGCATGACGATCCTCGCCATCTCCCTCTATCTCCTAGGCGTGATTGGCGCGATGGCCTCTGTAGGACGGGACGCCTATGGGCGGAATGTGCCCACGGGCCTCCGTGAATGGGCAGTTTGCGTTGTCTGGCCTCTGGCGGTTGCAGCCGCCATTGCCATGAGCCCGTTTCAGCGGGGGCGCAAATGACCTCCGCTCACCTTCGAACAAATCAAGCTGACGCGCATCCGTCTGAGTTTGGCGATTCCGTCGAGTGCGCATCCTTCACCTCTTTCATTCCTGCTTTCGATTTCAAGGGGCCGTTCGCCCCATGGAGGCAGGATGAAACCGCCTTCCACGCAAAGAAACGTACGCGTGAAGGTGTTCCATGTCCGACAAAAGATGTGTCGAGAACGACACAAAACGTGGCGGAGGCGTCATGAGTACCGCTGTTCAACAGAGTGCGAGTTTCCTGAATGCACTCGCCCAGCTTCATCACAGAGGCCGGGGAGATACCTGGGGCGCGGCCCGCGATAGGGCGGCGCATTCGGCAGGGATCGAGCGTTCATATGCCAAGCGAATTTGGGACCGCTGGCAGACCATGAACGATGTGTCGGGCGAGGCGTACATGCGCCTCCGTGCGGCCTACGAGCGCGCTTGCGAGCGCAACGAGGAAGCCGCCCGCTCCATGAGGGCCGAGCGGCTGGGACTTACGGGACAAACCAATGCGGTGGATCAAGAGCTCGCTCTGGAGAGCGTGGGAATGGCTTTGCCTGAAATGGCACCGCCGGAAAGGGAAAAGAGATGACTGAAAAGACCATCGGCCACAATTCGGAACTGACGGAGAACGAGCGCAAGGCCCTGTTCTTCCACCACCTGCGCAAGCGCATGGCGCACAACCACCGACTGAGCGAGGTGAAGGCCGAGAAGAAGGCTGACGGCAAGCTGGCGCAGGCTGACGAGATCGTTCTGGGCGACCTCGACTACGCCATCAAGGCCATCGACGCCGAGGAAAAGGCGACGATCACTGACCGCTTCTTCTCGCACGGGGAAATCCTCTCGTGGCTGGGGCTCACGCCGGGCTTTCAGGCTGACCTCCTGCGCGACCGCGCCCCGGCGCTTGAGCGCATTGAGAAGCAGGGCGAGCTGGCGGGCCTTGCCGCCACCGAGCGTGAGAGCGGATACGCCAGCGGGTCTGACGAGGATCAGACGTGGCTGCGCGGCTACGACAACGGCCAGCAGATCATGCGGGACAATCTCGAGGCTGCCATGTCGAAGATGAACCACGCCAACGATGAATCCGAAATCGACCCCGAGTTTCCGGATGAAGAGCCTGCGGCCATCGCCGCCGAGTAGCCGTTGCGTGCCCGGCGCCGGGGCTATCGGCGCACCCTGATGTAGGGCGAGTTGGAATGAGCAAATCTCTCAAAGTTCTGGTGGCATGCGAGTTTTCAGGCGTCGTCCGCAGTGCTTTTCTTGAGCGCGGCCACGATGCCTGGTCCTGTGATCTTCTACCTGCCGAAGACGGAAGCAATCGCCATATTCGCGGCGATGTGCGCGAAATCCTCGAAGACGGCTGGGATCTTATGGTCGTGGCGCATCCTCCCTGCACACGACTCTGCAATAGTGGGGTGAGGTGGCTGCATACCCCGCCGCCCGGTCGCACCCGCGAAGAGATGTGGGCGGAGCTGGAAGAAGGCGCGGCGCTGTTCGCTGATCTATGGAACGCTCCGGTTGACCGGATCGCGGTCGAGAACCCTGTGATGCACCGGCACGCCAAAGAGCGGATCAGGGGCTTTCAGGAGCACACACAGTCTGTCCAGCCATGGCAGTTCGGTGATCCAGAGGCCAAGCGCACTTGTCTCTGGTTGAAGGGCCTGCCGGCGCTGGTCCCTTCGCACCACACCAAGCCAGAGAATTTGACCCATCGCGTCTGGCGGATGCCGCCCGGGCCCGACCGGCAGAAAGAGCGTTCTCGCTTCTTCCCCGGCATCGCGGCCGCCATGGCCGATCAGTGGGGCGGATATGCCCTTGAAGAAGTGAGGGCCGCAGCATGACCGAGCGCACCCGTTTCATGATCGTGAATTGGTCCATCGGCATTGCGGGCATTCTCATCCTTGGTGCGGCTATGTGGGGAGGGGAGTGATGGCAGAGTATGCCGATTTCCTGAAATGCAAGGTTCGCCTAGCGCCGGTCTCTGGCTTTGATGTTGAAGACCATGAGATCAATCCGATCCTGAAGGCCCATCAGAGGGATATCGTCAAATGGGCGGTACGTGGCGGACGCCGCGCGATCTTCGCCGCATTCGGGCTGGGCAAGTCAGTTATCCAAATCGAGATCATGCGCATCGTCACACAGCGTGTCGCTGGACGCGGCCTGATTATCCTGCCGCTCGGTGTCCGTCAGGAATTCAAGCGAGACGGTCAGATGCTGGGTGTCAACGTCAAGTTCATTCGACGCATCGAAGAGGCCGGCGAAACTGGTCTCTACATGACCAATTACGAGACCGTGCGCGACGGAAAGCTTGATCCAAATGAGTTTCAGGCTGTCACACTCGATGAGGCTTCCGTCCTGCGCTCCTATGGTTCGAAAACCTATCAGACGTTTCTCGACCTGTTCTCATCGTCGCGCTTCCGCTTCGTTGCGACCGCCACGCCGTCTCCGAACCGATACAAGGAACTGATCCACTATGCGGGGTTTCTCGGCATCATGGACACGGGGCAAGCTCTGACCCGATTTTTCCAGCGCGATAGCATAAAAGCCAACAATCTCACGCTCTATCCGCACAAGGAGCGCGAGTTCTGGCTGTGGCTGAATTCATGGGCGATTTTTCTGCAGAAGCCATCTGACCTTGGTCACTCCGACGAGGGATATGACCTCCCGCCGTTCAAGGTGTTCTATCACGAGGTGCAGACGGACCTTGCCGATGGCGGGATTGATCGCGATGGGCAGATGAACCTTAAAGGCCTCGAAAACCACATCTGCCCGTTGCAGTTCGATATTGTCGACCGGCTGATTACGCGCTTCTCGTCACCCGGTGAAGCTGTCTTCGATCCATTCGGCGGCTTGTTCACGGTGCCCTACCGAGCTCTGAAGCACGGGCGCAAAGGCCGGGCAGTCGAGTTGAACCCGGGCTACTTCCTGGACGGCATCAAATACCTGCAAGCGATGGAGCGCGAATTGGCGGTCCCGTCGCTGTTCGACGCCCTCAACGCGGATGAACAGGAGGCAGCTTGATGGCACTCATTCTAGGACTGGATATCGCCACGACGACTGGCTTCGCCTGGTACGACACAGATGCATCTCTGTCAGCCGTCAGGCCCGGATCGTTCAAGATCGACGGTGAATGCTACGAGGCTCGCGCCGGCGAGATGGGCCAGCGCATCATCAAGATGGTCAAGCAAACCCGCCCGGATTTCGTGGTGATCGAGCGTCCGGCCCGCAACGTCATGCAGCATCGGAAGAAAACGACCGACTTCGCCGGCGCGCATGAAGAGATGACGATCAACGCCGGGACGGCTCTTCTTTTGAACCAGCTTACCGGTGCGGCCTCAGCCATCGTTCGGGCCTATCAGATCCCGTTCGAGATTGTTGCGCCGGAAACATGGCGCAAGCAGTTCCTTGGGTTTGGACGGCGGCCGGGCTGGACCCGGAAGGATTGGAAGAAGGCGGCGCGGGATCGCTGCCGGCAGCTTCGCATCACCGTCACCAATGACGATCAGGCAGACGCGGTCGGATTGGCGTTCGCTGGACCGTCCTGTCAGACATTCAAGATCGTTCAGGCGCGCCGGACAGGAGAGGCGGCATGACCGATATCCAGAAGTCACTCCCTCACAACATCGAGCTCGAGCAAGAGCTGCTGGGCTGCATCCTGATGAACAACGACTGCTTCGATCTCGTTGCCCGGTCGCTGCAGCCCGAGCATTTCTATGAACGGGTTCACCAAATCGTTTTCGAGGCAATGGGGAAGATGATCACCATTGGCCGCAAGGTGAACCCCACCACGCTCAAGAGCTATATGCCGGAAGATGCGAAGATCGCCGACGATCTGAACCTTGGGCAGTACCTGGCACGACTGGCGGTCAACGCTGTGTCGCCGGTCATGGCGCGAGACTATGCGATTGGCATCCGTGATCTTTGGGCATCGCGGAAGCTCATGGCGACCTGCGAGGATATCCAGCAAGCGCTTGCCACCAGGGAGCCGGACGTTGATCCATTCACTGTCATGGCCCCGATTGAAGATGAGATCGCCAAGCTGCGCGGCCAGCGCATTGCGACAGGCGAAGCCAGCCAGCACGGGCAGAGCTATCTCGACAGCATCACGAAGGCACAGCAGCGCGGGGGCGTCTCTGGTGTCCCGATCTGCCTGCAGGAGATATCCGAGGTAATCTCGTCGCCGGTGTTCGAAGCGGGCAACCTCTATGGCCTTCTGGCATCCAGTGGCGAGGGCAAAAGCTCTCTGACGCTTCAGGTCATCGCGCATGCGCTCAGGAAGGGGCATCCGGTCCTGTTCCTGTCGTTCGACCAGAATGCCGATCAGTGCATCCGGCAGATGGTGGCGCAGGAGTTCTCAATTGAAGCCCGACGCCAGCTTTTCGGCGACGTGTCTGAGAAGGAAATGAAGAAGGCCGTCGACTTCGCCACTTGGATTGACCGCCAGCCGTTCAAGGTCATCAAATGCACGGATCAGAGCGCCCCGCAGCTCGTCGGTCTGGCCCGGTCATTCATCCGCACGAATGGTAACGGCAAGGTGCCTCTCGTCGTGGTGGATCACATCCGGGCGATCAAGGCGGAAGACCGCAGGTCAGACGAGGGCACGAAGGCGCTCCAGATCGGCAACATCCTCAAGGGCGGTGCCGAGCAGACGCGCGCCGCTTGGCTGATCCTGAACCAGCGCAACACCTCGGGCATGAGGCGAGACAACCCCCGGCCGATCATCGCTGACCTGTTCGGCGGTGAGGGTGCCTTGGCCCCGTTCGATGCGATCTTCTACCTCTACCGCTTCCTGAAGTTCTATCAGCAGGCCAAATCCACGGCCTCGACCGGCTCGGACTGGAAGAAGATCGACAAGGTGTTTCCTTCCGCCGTGCGCGAGGAAAACGAAGACATCGCAGAAATTGGCGTCATCAAGAGCCGGTTCGGCAACCCGCACATCACAAGTCGGCTGATCTTCGAAGCCACGTTCACCCGATATCGGTCGGACCGTCAGGATATTGGCGAAATGCAGGAGGCCATGCTTTGAACCAGTCGAACGCATTTGCCAAAGAGACCATGCGCGGGTTCGTGGGCTATTTCCAGCTTGCGTGGCGGTCAGAGGCGTTTGCCGTCCGCACCAAACGGGATGGCGAGATCCGCTATTTCGATACCGCCGGCGAGGCCGAGCTCGCAGCGTGGAGGATCAAGCACAAGATCGAGGATCTGAAGCTTGTGCGCGGCGGGGAGACCGTATCCAGCCATCAGGCAGCCGCCGACGCGCTGTTCCCGACGCTCGTCAGGCAGAAGGGCTCGAGCCGCTACACGAAGGTCGAAACGGTCAGGAGGCGGGCGTGATTGACTATCGCATGATCGATCCGCGCGTCATCGACCTATGCCGGGAGTTCAACGTCGAGATCATCCCCGGCACCAGATACCCGGAGGTCGGCCAGACCCGCGCGCCGGACACCCTTCGGCGGATCATCGACCGCTACGGCATCGAGCATGCCCGCATGGTGATGACCACACTTGTAGAGACCGCGAACAATAAGGCGCTGCTTGACGAGGTGTCCCTCTGGATGGCGAGCGACATGATCCGCTTTCGCGGCCTCGACAAGATAGATAGCGATTGGCTGGACCTGTGGGACGCCACGCCGGTCGGCAGGCTTCAGTTCATCTGTCAGGAACTCAGCGGCATCGTTCCACAGCGGTATGCCCTCGGCGGCATGATGTTCGAGCGGATTTATCATATATTTGGCCCGAACGCCGACCAGCTCGATATGCTTGATGACCGCAGGAGCATGAAATGACGCCAGAAGAGATCGTGGAGCGCCTTGTCGTCGCCGCAGAGGTCCATGAGGCCGCTTCTCGTACTCGTGTGGGGCCTCAGCATGCCAAATCCCTCGACCTCGGCTACGCCCACACATGGGCCGACAGAAACGGATGGGGAGAGCAGCGGAACAAGGAGGAAAGCGAAGAGGTCTGGAAGTCGATCCTTCGCCGCCCCACCGCTTCCATGATCTCAGAAGCCGAAGAGGCAACAGCATGGCTCAAGCTTGTTGAGAACGACAAGGACCGAGCCGCCCTTGCCGCATGGTGCCGATGCGCAGCCAGCAAGAGCCTCTATTTCAAGGATTGGTGCCGCACGCAAGAAATCACGCCGAAGACTGGAAGATCGCGGAAAAACCGCGCCGTATTCGAGATTTACGCAAAAGTCTCTCGCAGCATGGCGCAGAATTGCGAAAGTGTTGATATTGTGGGGTTCCCTATTCCCCCGGAAAACGGGCATATTGAGCCCAACATCGAAGACGAGCGCGCTGAAGAAAGAGGCGTCACGTCATGGGCCTCAGACGAGGCGTTCACCAGCTACTTCTCAAACGATCCAGCGGGCTTCTCTTGGTCTGATCGGCGCAACGAGCGCCGGCGGCAGAGGGAAGCCAAGAAGCGGAAGAAGGAAGCGGCTTAGACCAAACTTGGAACAATCGAACGGCTCACGACTTGCCCCCACATTCATGGAGAGATGTGGAGGAGAGAATGAGCTATGTCCGCTTCGGCGCAATGATCGCCACTTCGACGCTCGTCATGTTCGGGCTCATGTACCTCAACACGTATGCTGTCGATCATATCTGGTTCAGCCAAACACGTGCTTGGATGGCCCTCCTGATGGGCGCAACCATGGCCGTGGTGATGCTCTCGTTCATGTGGGCCATGTACAGCAGCCGAACTGCAAACATCGGTATCTTGGCAGCCGGCGCTGTCGCGTTTGCCCTGTCGCTCTGGCTGGTGCGGAGTCAGGAGACGGTCGATGACGTCTCCTACATGAAGGCGATGATCCCGCATCACTCCATCGCCATTCTGACGAGTGAGAGGGCGCACATCAAAGACCCGCGCGTTCGCGAACTGGCCGATGAGATCATCGAGGCGCAGGTGCGTGAAATTGGCGAGATGAAGGCGTTGATCGCGGATCTTGAGAAGAACCCTGTACCGGATGGGGCGCCCGATCTGCCGGCGCGGTCCACAGACGAGGGATTGGCTTCAACAGCACCGTAGAGCAGTGGTAGCTCGCTAGGCTCATAACCTGGAGGTCGCGCGTTCGATCCGCGCCGGTGCAACCACCGATCACAACTTGGAACCTGGCACTCTGAGATACGTTTTCCATGCAGCACACCAACCACCACAGGAGGTGATGATGCGCACTCGAACGTATATGACAGGGATGCTCGCGCTTCCGATCAACGCCATGCTTTTTGGAGCGGGAGCCGTGCTGGTTCTATCAGTCCCGGCGCTATTCTCGATGGCTGAATATCTGCTGCCGGCTGTGATCGTGACAAGTATCGCGTTGACCGTTCCGCTGGCGTGGTGGCTCGCCCCCATGCTGAGGTCTCGCAATCACTACCCCGAGTTCAATCGGAAATGGTAGCTGGCGACCTCTGGCGGGAGTGGCAGGGGTCAGTAGGTGTCTCGTTCCCGCTCCCGTGAGCCCTGCAGCCACAGGGCATAGAAGATCAGCGGCGCGGAGATGATTGTGATCAGGATGGATCGCACGAGTGTCGCAGCCATCGTGTGATGGTCTTCGAAAAGCATGACGGTAATCGCCGCCGCAACGTGTGCCAGAGCGGCGATCAGAAAGCCGAGGACAAGTGCCCTCCATGCAAGCAACAGCATGAGTTTATGTCCGGTTGTTTATTGGTCTCGCGCAAACGGACCTAATAAACGGCGAACAAATGGCCGCACGCTGCGACAAATGCTCACGGTGGTGATCGTTGCTTCGGAAGAGAATGGATCAGAACGCCCCGGCCTTGCGCTGGGGCTTCTCGTATGTGGAGACTTGGTATGCAGTGGCAGCCGATCAGCGAGGTCCGCGACATCCGATATGGAACCGTCGCTGATCTCAAGATGCCGTCGGGCCGGGTCTATCGCGCCGTCTATGGCTTTCGCGGCCAAGGCTGCGCATGGTGGCCGCTGCCCGGTCAAGCAAGGCTAAGCCCAATCGGAAAGCTCGCGCCGGTCGCGTTCGCTGTTCAGGCCGTGGGCAATGTCCGAGACGGTGATTGGAAAAACGCAGCAAGCCAGGGGCATGCGTCGTGGTAAGGCGGTGCACGCATTTCGTCGGCTTCCGTGGCGAGGAGTATCACTCAGCGGTCAGGGCCTTCGGGCCACCCGACTTCATCCATCGCGGTTGGGACCGGCGCGCGCAGCGTGAAATTGCTGATTGCGATCTGGTCGTGTTTGCCAAGGGTACGGCAGAACAGGAGCCGCGCAACCGCAGCTATGACGACATTCGGGAAGTTTGACGTAGCCGGCACATTGAAGATGGGCTGTTGTCGATAAGGCTCTACCCGATGTGAGCCCAGACAGTGTAGACGCCGAAAAAGAAAAGCCCGAGCGAAATGCAGGCGCAACTGGTGGCGACCACGTTATGCCGCACTCCGTAAGTCCAGTGTTTTGGGAACTCAGTGCGTGACCTTAGATGCGTGGAATAGGCACGGTTCGACAGGTACGCAAAAAGGCATGTGACAACCGAGAGGCCCGCCGCAACAGCAAAGTAGATGAGAGCGCTCTTGGCACCGGCAATGAAGCCTTGTTCGGAGACGCTTGCACCCGCTTTTCCAATTGTTGATGACAGAAAGGCAAGTAGTGCAATGCATGCGCCGCCATTGAGGATGAGCAGTGCTTTGATGCCCTCTACCGAAGCGTCAATTGAGGCTTTCTCCAAGTCATCTGCTCTTTTCTCATCGGACATGCTTCGCTCCGGGGTGCGCTGTGTCAGTTCTTAAGAATTCTCGCCACGAAACCTTTGCCCAAGCACTCGCAAAGGGCAAGAGCGCTGCCGAGGCGTATGTGGATGCTGGGTATAAACCGAGCCGATCTGCTGCATCTCGCTTGTCAACAAATGTGAACGTGCAGCGTCGAGTGTCTGAGCTGCAAGGAAAAGCAGCCGAGAGGGCCGAATGGAGCGCCGCTGAGAGGCTTTCGAGCCTAAAGGCGATCCATGACCGCACCAACGAGGCAGACCCGCGCGTGGCGATCTCAGCCATTGGCGAGGCAAACAAGATGCAGGGCAGTCACGCTGCCGCCAAGCATCATCTTTCCGGCACGGTTCAGGTTGTCACGATCACCGCAAAGCATCTGGATGGGCTGAACGACGATGAACTTGCCGCTCTCGAAGCAGCATATCCCGTTCTCCAGAAGCTCGGGCTTATTGGAAGCGATCAGGGCGCAGCGGCAGACGCGGGAGGCGAACCGGACGATTGATGCAGAGGCGGAGGCGGCCGGCGTGTCGCTCTCTGCCTATATTCGCGGTGCCTGGCATGTTCTGGAGCCGGGCAGGGCGTATCGCCATGGCTGGCATATCGATGCGATCTCGGATCATCTCGGCGCCGTCACCAATGACCAGATCAACCGACTGATCATCAACGTGCCGCCGGGTACGATGAAGTCGCTGGCGGTCGGGGTGTTCTGGCCGACATGGGAATGGGGGCCGCTCAACAAGCCCCACCTGCGGACACTGGCAACCTCCTACAAGGAGAGCCTTGCCAAGCGCGACAACATCAAGGCGCGCCGACTGGTGCAATCAGACTGGTTTCGCGACCGGTGGGGTCAGAACTTCGATCTGATGCCAGATCAGAACTCGACGCTGAAGTTCGAGAATGACAAGTCCGGCTTCCGGGCCGCGATGGCCTTCAAATCGCTGACGGGTGAGCGCGGCGACCGGGTGATCATCGATGACCCTCTGTCAGTCGATCAGGCCAAGTCGGACGCTGAGCGCCTGAATGCGCAGGAGACGTTTCTGGAGGCGGTGCCGAACCGTCTCACCGATCCTGAGATGTCGGCCATTGTTCTGGTCATGCAGCGCCTTCACGAAGGCGACACGACCGGTATCGCGCTGGCAAAGAACCTTGGCTACGAGCATTTGATGCTCCCGATGGAGTTTGAGCCCGACCGGTGCTGTTACACCGTGGTCAAGCCGAGCCATATGGATGCCGAGCCCGTCGAGGGGCGTTACGACGCGCTCAAGCAGGTCTGGTATCTGGAAGGCTCCGAGGTTCCCGAAGGGCGGAAAGAATACGTCGACAAGGCCGAGAGCAAGACGGTCTATCGGCAGGACCGGCGAACGGCTGAAGGGGAATTGCTGTTCGAGGAGCGCTTTCCTCGCACCGTGGTCGAGCGCGACAAGGTTTCTCTCGGGTCCGTGGGGCATGCGGGGCAGAACCAGCAGCGCCCGGCACCGCGTGGCGGTGGCATGTTCAAACGGAGCTATTTCAAGCCCATCAAGGCCATTCCTGCGGGAACGCGGTTCGTCCGGGGCTGGGACTTGGCGGCAACCGATGACAATCCGGATGCGGCGCGAACGGCGGGCGTGAAGATCGGGCAAATGCCTGACGGGCGTTTCGTCATAGCGCATTGCGTGGCTGAGCATGCTTCGCCCGCACGTGTTCGCACCCTGATCGGCAATACCGCTGATCTGGACGATGCAAATGGCGAGCGCTGCCGCGTCTCGCTCCCAAAAGACCCAGGTCAGGCCGGCAAGGATCAGGCGCAGCAGCTTGTGGCAATGCTCGCCGGCCATGTGGTCAGCGCCACGCCTGAAAGCGGGGACAAGGTGACGAGAGCCGAGCCGCTGGCCGCTCAATGCGAGGCCGGAAATGTCGACATCCTCGAAGGCGCATGGAACGACATGTTCCTTGATGAGGTGGAGGTGTTCCCGGCGGGCAAGCTGAAAGACATCGTGGATGCAGCTTCGCGCGCGTTCAATGACCTGGTGGGCAGGGCCGCACCGAAACTGCAGATAGGTAGCTACTGATGGCAGACACGACCAGCACGCAGCCGAACAATACCAGTTCGGATTACGACGCCATGCTGCCTTACTGGACCATGATTGACGATATCATGGGCGGTGCAAAGACCATGCGGGCGGCCAAGGAGCGCTATCTCCCGCGCTTTGAGAAGGAAGACAGGGAGGAATACGAGGCGCGCGTTAAAACAGCGCCGTGGACGCCGCTCTATTCCGATGCCTTCCGCAACCTGGCATCCAAGCCCTTCAACAAGGAGCTTGCGCTGGATGAGAAAGCGCACGACGAGCTGAAGACGCTTTCCGAGAACATCGATGCGGCCGGCAACCATATTCACGTCTTCGCCCGCAAGGTGTTCGAAGCGGGCATCAACAACGCGATTGACTGGATCTGGATCGGCCATACAGACGTGCCCGAGGGCGCATCCGTCGCGACCAGAAAGGCGCTCAAAGCACGCCCCTACTGGACCCGCATCCCGGCAAAGCGAATGCTCGCGGTCTATGAGGACGTGGTGGAGGGCGAGGTGCTTATCGTGCATGCCCGCTTTGATGAGAGCATCAAGCGCCGCGTTGGCTTTGGAGAAGAAACGATAGAGCGCGTTCGAGTTCTCGACCGGGAGCGCATCGAGACGGTTGAAAACGGCGTCACGAAGGTCAGATACGGCCAGCCGACATATCAGCTCTGGGAACGCAAGGAAGTCAAAGGGCGCCGGTCTGCAAGCTGGGCAGTGATCGAGGAAGGCCGCATCTCCATCGATGTGATCCCACTCGTTCCTTTCGTGGTTGGTGATCGGGAAGTCGGTTCTTTCGAAATCCGTCCACCTTTGCGCGATCTGGCATACATGCAGATCACCGAGTTCCAGATGGAGAGTGATCGCAAGCGGGTTCAGACCATGACCGCTTTTCCGGTCTCGGTTTTCAGGGGGGTGGAAGCGCCGGACGATGGCGAGAAAGTCATGCTTGCCCCGCGCGCCGCGTTCTTCTTTCCCCCGGCCGGTGAGGGCGGCCAGCTTGGCGATTTCAAGTTTGCAGAGCCTTCGGGCGCGGCCGGGACCATGCTTCGGGAAGACCTGACTGAGTTCCGGCGCGAAATGCGCGAGGCGGGAATGCAGCCGCTCACCAAGTTCTCCGGCAGCCTGACCGCGACCGAAGTCATGGTGAACGACGCCAAGGCGCACTCCGCCGTGGAAATGTGGGCGCTGGCGCTCAAGGACGCGCTGGAGCAGGCATTCGTCATCACCTGCAAATGGTTGGGGCTTTCCGAAAAGGACCACCCGAACGTCAAGGTCAACACTGACTTTGCAATCGGCGCGCAGACCGCCGAGGAAATGGGTCTCATCCTCCAGATGTACGAAAAGGGGCTGATCTCCGCCGACCAGGTGATTGATGAGGCCCTGCGCCGCAACATCATCGGGCCGGACTACGACCGCGACGAAGACCTCAAGCGGATCATCGAGCAGATCACGGAGAGGCTGGAGGATGAGCAAGCCGCCATGCCGCCCGGCGATCAGAACGATGAAGAAGAGGAAGACCAGACAGACGCCGCCTGAGGGCGGCTTTTTTATTGCCCGCCGTTCGGATGAGCGCGGGCGCCATGGGGCAGGATTGCCCGTTCAATGGCCGGATGGCCGGAAGGTGAAGCATGAAACTGAAGCTGGACGAAAACGGCAATGCGGTTCTGGTAGACGGCAAGCCCGTCTATGTGAAGGATGACGGCAAGGAAGTCGCGGTCGATGTGCCGGGCACCGTCGCCACGATCTCGCGTCTGAATGCCGAAGCGAAATCCCACCGGGAGGCCAAGGAAGCCGCCGAGGGCAAGCTGAAGGGCTTCGAGGGCATCGAAGACGCTGCGGCCGCTCGCAAGGCGCTGGAGACCGTCAAGAACCTCGATCAGAAGAAGCTGGTGGACGCCGGCGAGATCGAAACCGTCAAGGCCGAGATCAGCAAGGCGTATGAAACCCAGCTGGCCGAGGCGAACACGGCGCGCGAGAAGGCCGAAAGCGCACTCTATCAGGAGAAGATTGGCGGCTCCTTCGCCCGGTCCAAGTTCATCGGCGAGAAGCTGACGGTTCCGGTCCCGATGGTGGAGAAGACGTTCGGCGACAACTTCGCAATCGAAGAAGGCAAGATCGTCGCCACCGACAAGAACGGCAACCGCATCTATTCCACGTCGCGCCCCGGCGAACTGGCGGACTTCGATGAAGCGCTGGAAGTGCTGGTCGATCAGTTCGAATACAAGGACACCATCCTCAAGGCCAAATCTGCCAGCGGCGGCGATATCGAGCGCGGCGGCGGCAAGGGGCAGGGTGTCTCCAAGGGCAACATGGGCGGCAATCGCCAAGAGCGTACGGCAGCCATTGCCGCGAAATACCCGGATCTGGCGCAGGGCTGAGGCCCGCGTCACGACTTGCTGCCCGCTCGGATGAGTGGCGGCGCATAGGGGCGGATGCCTCACGCAACGGGCTGCGATGTGCCAGCCAACTCAACCGAAATCAGCATAGGACAAAACCATGTCTCTCTCTCAGATGCAGGTGTTCAACACCTATTACATGCCGGCGATCATCGAGACGCTGGATCAGATGGTGGAGCAGTTCAACGCCGCTTCAAACGGCTCGATCCGCCTCACCACCGAGGGTTTCGACGGCGATTTTCTTCAGGAGTCGTTCTTCGCCTCCATCCACTCCGCACAGCGCCGTGTTGATCGTTATGCGGCCAATGGTGCGCAGGCGGCAACCGATCTGACCCAGGTCAAGCATTCCTCGGTGAAGATCGCGGGTGGCTTCGGCCCGATCCGCTACGAGCCTTCGCAGATGACCTGGCTGAACAAGCCGACTGCCGAGGGCATCGAAGTGGCATCCCGCAACTTCGCCGAAGCTCTGATGGCCGACCAGCTCAACACGGCGATTGCCGTGCTTGTGGCCGCAATCTCCAATCAGGCGGATGCGACCAATGACGTGTCTGGTACCGGCGGCATCTCCTACACTGCGATGAACGACGCGCATGCGAAGTTCGGCGATCACTCCGGCAATCTGATCGCCCAGGTGATGAACGGCAGCGCCTATCACAAGCTGATCGGCAACAACCTCACCAACACGCAGCAGCTCTTTCAGGCCCAGAACGTTCGCGTCGTGGATATTCTCGGCAAGGCTGTTGTGGTGACGGATGCTCCGGCGCTCTACGAGGCCGGCACGCCGAACAAGCTCAAGGTGCTGTCTCTCTCCGAGGGCGCTGCAACGGTCATGGATGGTGGCGATGTCATCACCAATATCGAGACCGCCAACGGCAAGGAGCGGATCGAGACCACCCTGCAGATGGACTACCAGTTTGGTCTGGGCCTGCGCGGGTATACGTGGGACGAGGCGTCGGGGGGCAAATGCCCATCTGATGCCGCGCTTGCAACGGGCGCGAACTGGGATCGAACAGCTTCCAGCGTGAAGCACACGGCTGGCGTGATCACGATTGCAGACGCCGCCCAATAGGGGGTATAAATAGCGAATGGCCGGGGTGCTACCAACACGCCCGGCCATTCTTACCAGCCGAACCTGCAAGGAGGTCGAAATGGCTGAATGCGAGATTATCGCGCCGAGCGATCTAACGCAATCGAAGCTCAAAGAGGCGCTGGAATACGATCCAGTTGGCGGAGAGTTTCGCTGGCTGAAAACCAATTCTCACAGGCGAGTAGCCGGCACTGTAGCTGGCGGGTTTGGGGTCCACGGCTATTGGCGCGTGAGTGTCTATGGCCATCGATATTATGCGCATCGCCTCGCGTGGTTTTACATGACCGGCGAGTGGCCAAAGCAGCATATTGACCACATCAATCTCAACAAGCGGGACAATCGGTTCGCAAACTTGCGTTTGGCAACACCGCGCCAAAACAATGCGAACCTACCTCTAAAGAGCTCCAACACCAGCGGATTCAACGGCGTCAACTTCGACAGCCGTTCTGGGAAATGGTTGGCAAGAGCTCGCGCAGACGGGAAGCGAGTAAATCTCGGCTTGTTCGATACCGCAGAAGAGGCCGCAAAGGCGCGGGACGCATTTGCTGCCGAGCATCATGGAGTGTTTTTCAGGCCGGCATAGCCCGCGATGAAAACCCATTAATTCAAGCCGCCCTTCGAGGCGGCTTTTTCTATGGAGAAAGAACCATGACGAAAGAGCGTCAGATCGCATACGTCAAGCACCCGGTATCGGCGAAGAAGAAGGCCGAACTGGTCGCCAAGGGCTTCAGGATCATCGATGCGCGCTTCAAGCCGAAGGGTGCCGACGAGATCGAAGGCGGTGGGCAGAAGATCGAGCTGGGCACGGACAGCGGCGCCGGCTTCAGCGACGACCAGCTCCGGGCCGCGATCACCGAGGCAACGGGCAAGGCTCCGCATCACAAGCTTGGCCGTGAAAAGCTGATCGAGGCTTTCAACGCGCTCAATGCGCAGCCGGACCCGGAAGAAGAGGCCGCCAATGGCCTGACCCGCCGCGAGCTCGTCGCAGACCTCGAGTCCATGGGCGTCGAGTATGACGATTCCCTTCCCGTCGATGACCTCGCCGCCCTGCGCGATCTGGAGCGGGAACAGCGCGCGTGAGCAAAGATCGCGTCATCTGGTGCAATCGCGGCTGGCAGCCCGTTTATTTCGGCTTCTGCCCCACAAAGAAGGCGTGGAAACGCCAGATGAAACGGATGGGGTGTGATGAGCCCTATCCTGAGACCGATGGTCGATGCACCACCTTCACGACCAAAGGAAAGCGGGTTGTGATCGTCACGCTTCGTGAAGGGAGCGAGAAAGACCATTCTGTCTGCGAGATCGCCGGGCTTCTGGTGCATGAGGCGGTGCATGTCTTGCAGGGTATTCGCGACCACATCGGTGAAAGCGATCCCTCGGTCGAATTCGAGGCGTATTCGGTTCAGGCGATCTTTCAGGAACTGTTCAGCGCCTATCAGGCATCTAGAGGCACGAGCGATGGCTCTTAACACCACCCCCGGCGATCCGGCCGCAGATAGCTATCCCACTCTGGTCGAAGCAAAGGCCTATTGGGACAGCATCGGGCGGGATTACAGCGGCATAGCTGATGATGAGCTCGAGCAGGCCTTGCGTCGTGGCACGGCTTGGCTCGATGGCACCTATGGCGCGCGCTTCATCGGCAAGGCGTCGACCTTTGACCAAAGCTTAGAGTGGCCTCGTCAGGACGCCGTGTATCGCGGTGAGGCGCTTCCGAGTGATGCGATACCCCGGAAGGTCAAGAACGCCGCCAGTGAAGCCGCATGGCGGGAAGCGACGGAGCCAAACAGCCTTGCGCCCGACTATGTGCCGGCTGAAGGCGTGAAGCAGGAGCAGGTTGGCCCGCTTTCCGTGACCTACAAGGACGGAGCCGGGGGCGTTGCTGACGTGTTGCCGGTCGTGACAGCGGTTGACGGCCTATTGCGCGGTCTGGTGGCATCCAAGGCCAGCCTGAATTTCGCAACGGCGGCGCGGGGCTGACATGGCCGGGTTCAACTATGCCAAATCTCGGGACACTGCCGCCCGTCTGATCAAGAAGTTCGGACAGGCGGGCGCAATCCGCCGAAAGTCCAAGATCGGCGGGACCGACTGGAACCCCGAATTTCAGGACATCGACTATCCGTGCACGCTGGTCGTGACTGAATACACGCTCAAGGAGCGCGAGAGCTCGCTGGTCGAGCAGAATGACCGAAAGGTTCTGATCTCCACCGAGGGCGTTTCAATCCCTGCGCAGCCGAACAACCCGGCCAGCGCGGACGCCCCAACCGTAGCTGATCGTCTGGTCATCGGCGGGAATGTTCTCTCCATCATCCATGTGGAACCGCTCAATCCGGGCGGCACCGTGGTCATGTGGACGGCACAGGCGAGGCTTTGATGACCCGGCCCACCGATCGGCAGCTTATTGAAGCCCTCATCCAGCACCATGAACCGCTCATCCGTGAAGCGTTCATGGCGGCGGTCGACAGCATCCGCAACACGGTGACCCTGCGCGTGGTCGTGGAGAAATTGGAGCGCGGCGACATCAACGGCGCCATTCGCGCATTCCAGATTGAGCCGGAAGCCTTCGGTCGTCTGGATCGGGCTATTCTGGATGCCTACAATGACGGCGGGCAAGCGACGGTCGACAATCTTCCGATGGTCCGAGACCCGGAGGGGAGCCGCGTTGTCTTCCGCTTCGGTGTGCGCAACCTGGCAGCTGAGGAAGTGCTGTCGAGCAATTCCTCGACACTCATCACCCGCATTGCGCAGGAGCAGCGCGAAGCTATCCGCCGCCATCTGACGGACGGTCTCTCGCAGGGGCTCAACCCCCGTCAGACCGCGCTCGATGTGATTGGGCGTGTCCAGCGGGGCAGCAACCGGCGACAGGGCGGCATCATTGGTCTTTCCGGGCCACAGGAGCAGTATGTCGCAAATGCCCGCCGTGAGCTTCTGTCCGGTGACCCAGCGCAGATGAGGAACTATTTCACGCGCGGCCGGCGCGACAAGCGGTTTGACCGGACTGTGGCGAAGGCAATCAGGGATGAGGCCGCGCTCGATCAGGACACGGTTTCCAAGATCGTCGGTCGGTATTCCGATAGATTGCTTGAACTGCGCGGCGAGACCATCGCCCGATCCGAAACCATGACGGCATTGAACATGGCAAAGGTCGATGCGATCCAGCAGCAGATTGACGCCGGAAAGATCGACGTTCGGGACGTGGTGAAGATCTGGCACGCAACGCCGGACGGCCGAACGCGCGACACTCACCGGGCGCTGAACAAGAAATCGGTTCCTCTGAACGGCGCTTTCACCAGCCCGTCAGGAGCATCCATCCGGTATCCGGGCGATCCGATGGCCCCGGCGTCCGAGCATGTGAATTGCCGGTGTTGGCTGGAGACCAAGGTGGATTTCCTCGCCCGTGTTTTGCGCGATAACAGGGCAGCGTAATGGCTCAGAGCTTTGAAGCCCAGGTTGCAGCGTGGACGAAGAAGGTCCGCGGTGCCAATGAGGCGATCTTCAAGCAGTCGGTGCAAGAGTTGGTCTCTATCGCACAGGCGGCGCGCGGCGAGGGGGGAAGGCTCAGAGTTGATACGGGCTTCCTGCGCAGTTCTCTCATGGCGTCCACATCGCACATTCCGCCCATCAACAAATCCGCAAAGCCGGAGCCGGGGCAGAGCTATGCCTATTCAGGGGCAGAGATAACGGCGGTGATTGCGGGGGCGGATCTCGGTGACACGATATTCCTCGGCTATACCGCAGCCTATGCCGCCCATCGTGAGTTTGGGGCGAGGGGCCAAGCGCCTGATGCATTTGTAAGGACGGCGGCGCAGCAATGGCCGCAGGTCGTGGCGCGCGTCACGGCGGAACTCAAGACCCGTCTGGGTCTATAACACCGGACACTTCGTCCGAACCTTTTTCGGAAGCAACAAGCAAAGCAAAAGCCAGTCCAGTCAACGTCCGCCGGGCCGCCTGTAGCGCGGTGTCGGCGCGCGTAGTCTCCCCCGGTGCATCGCCAAGAATGCGGCGCGCTTCGGTCAGGAGGTCATGCGCTCGATTGTCTGAAAGGGGCTTGGACATCGGCGGGAGCCTAGCACCATGGCAGAGACAACGGAAGGCGCTATCGCCGAGGCGTTGATTGCCCACTTCAGAACGATGGCGCTGCCTGCTGGCGTTCGCACGGCATACCCTGGCATCAGCTTTACGCCAGAGCCGGGGACGCCCCACGTTGAGCTTTTCGTGATCCCTAATACGCCGATCCAGCGGATGATTGCTTTCGGCAGGGAACCCGAACGCCTCGGCATCTTTCAGGCATCAGTGTTTTGGCCGGAGGGGCAGGGCATCGTGAAGGCGACAGACCTTGCCGCCAAGATCGGCCAGCACTTCGCCCGGGGGACCAAGATCAGGGAAGCCGGCGTCATCATCTGGATCATGAGCGATCCCGACATTGCCGCGCCTCTTCAGGAAAAGGCGTGGATGCAGGTTCCTGTGAGCATCCGCTGGCACGTCTATCCGTAATCGGCTTTCGGGCTGACCGCCGTTCTCGCCCCTTCGGCAAGGGCTTTCAGACATCGATAGGAATGAACAATGGCAGGCGATCTGTTCCCTGTCGCCGGTATGAAGCTGTTCATCGGCGGCGTGAAAGCACTCCAGGCAGCTGACTTCGTTGAGGCGGACTTCTCCGGCGAAACGTGGGTGGAAATCGACGGCTGGTCCCAGATGGGCAGTGTCGGCGATACAGCCGCGCTCATCACGACGTCGCTGATCAACCGTGGCCGCGACATCAAACAGAAGGGCACCACGAACGCAGGTTCGATGGAGAACGTCTTTGCGGTGATCCCCGGCGATGCCGGTCAGGAAGCGCTCATCGCTGCGGCAGCCGGCGCGAACAAGCAGAACTATGCCTTCAAGATCGAGCACAACGACGATCCGGGCGGCACGGGTTCGGCTCCATCCATGAGTTATTTCGTCGGTCTGGCGATGAGCTCGAACGAGGCCGGCGGCGAGGCCAACACGATCCGCAATCTCAACGCAACCATCGAGATCAATTCGAATGTCGTCAACGTCGATGCCGTCCCCGGTACGCCGTAAGCAGGAGTAATCCAGAATGGAAATCAAATCGCTGAAGCGCGACAGCGCCAACGCAGAGGCCGGCCAGTGGGTGGCTGACATCCCCGGCATGGGCGATGTGAAGCTGAAGGTGCGCGGCTTCTCCAGCCCGACCGTCATCGCGATCCGGTCCCGCAAGGAGCGCGCCGTTCCTCGTGACGACCGCGAGCGCGACGGTTCGCTGAAACCCTCTGTCGCCATGCGCATCATGGGCGAGACCATGCACGAGGCGGTGCTTCTCGATTGGGATGGCTTCACCAATGAGGGCGAACCGCTTGCCTTCGACCGGGCGCTTGCCAAGGACTGGCTGACCGATCCCGACTTCTCGGCATTTGCCGATGCTGTCGCATGGGCGGCCCAGGTGGTCGACAAGGGCCTCACGGAGGACAAGGAAGCGCGGGGAAAGCTCTCGCCGAGATCGTCCTCTGGCAGCTCGAATGGGGGAGCAAAGTCGAAGGGCTGATCGACGCCCATGAGAAGGCGGGGCAGGCGGTTCCGGATTATCTGGTTCCGCCTCCTGCGCCGCCGGGGAGTGACGACCTCCTGTCGGCCTTCTGGGCGCTCTCAGGGGATCGTCAGGTATCAATGGGGGCCGGGCCAGTCCCGTTCGCCTCTATCGACGCCTATGCGCGCCGGTTCGGATATCGAGGCGATGCGTTCGATGATCTCGTTTCAGGCATCAAGGCCATGGATAGGGCATTCATCGAATTCCACGAGCCCGATGAAGACGGGAAGCCGAAGAAGCGTCAGGCGGTCTCCAGTCGCCCGATGACACCCAGCCTGTTCAAGGCTCTGTTCGGATGAAGGGGCTATTGCGCTGCGTCGAACGGATCGTCGTATCTGAATTCAAACTGGTATAGGCCGGTCGGCACATCGTAGGGAGAGCACTGCATCAGCGCACGACGCGTCATGTTCGCCATAAGTTTACCGTTGGTGTTCTGAGGCTCGAAGCGAGCGATTCTAAATTCTCCCAGACCGCCATCTGAAATTCTCGCGTCCACATCTGCGACGAAGCCGGCAGCGACATCTTTCTCGACCAGCGGCATACATTTTTGAGCTGCTGAGGCGATTAAGACACCTGGGTCGGCAAGCGATTGACTGCCCGTGGCAAGCAGAAAACAGAACGACAAAAAAGTCTTTTGCATTTCGATCTCCGGTTCGTTGGCTGGTGACGATAAATCTTCACAACCATTGAGGGCAAGGCCATGGAAGTTGCTGCACTCGGCTTTAAGGTCGATAGCGCCCCGATTGCCCGCGCACGCGATGAATTTGGACGTTTCGTCAAGGCGTCCGGACAGGCTGAAAGTGCGGCGAAGGCATGGGGGAGCACGACAAGCAAGGCAGGTGCTGCGGCGCGGGCGGCAAATGACAATGCGGCCCGGTCTGCGCAGGGGATGGCTTCGGCATTCCAAATCGCAACGCGGGCAGTGGCTACGTTTGGCGGTGCGCTTGCCGCTGCCCTGCTTGGTGGGCGTGGGCTTCGCGAGTTTGCCGAGTTCGAACAGGGGCTGCGCAATGTGGCTGCCGTCTCTGGCGCGACCGCTGACGAATTGGATCAGCTCGACAGCGCGGCACTAAGGGCGGCAGCATCCACCCGCTTCAACCCACGCCAGACGACCGAAGCGCTCTATGCCTTGGCCTCGTCGGGGCAGTCGGCAGGTCAGCAGATCGCTACCTTGCCGAACGTGTTGAACCTCGCAGAGGCAGGGCAGGCGAGCCTTGCGCAGTCCACCGAGCTTGTGACCTCGACGCTCAACGTATTTGGCATCGCTGCTGAGAACTCGACGCGCGTTGTGGATACCTTCGTCGCCTCCATCGGCGCATCGGCATTGAACGTGCCGCGCCTCCAGGTGGCGCTTCGGAACGCTGCGCCTACCGCTGCGGCTCTCAATCAGTCGCTCGAAGGGACTACCGCCGTTCTTGGAACACTGACGACCGCGTTCGGTAACGGTGAGCGCGCCGGCACCGGCTTCCGCGCGATCCTTACGGAACTGCCGGAAAAGGCAAAGGCGATGGGTGTGGCGATTAAGGGCTCCAATGGCGAGTTCCTGCCCTTCGTGGATATTCTGCGCAAGATCGAGCAGCGGGGCGTTACCGCTGGCAATGCGGTTGAGCTTTTCGGGGCCGAAGCTGGCCCAGCGCTCGCAGCCCTTATCAAGACTGGCAGCGCGGCCCTATCCGAAATGGAGGGGCGCATTCAGTCCAGCGGGCAGGCGGCGGAAGTTGCGGCCAAGCAGCTCGACACGCTGTCTGGTGACATTGCGGGCCTACAGTCTGCCATTTCCGTCGCCTTCGTGGAGATCGGTCGCGCCGAGAGTGGCTTTGCTCGCTCCACGATCCAGACAGTGACGAACCTCATTCGTCTGTGGTCGGGCTACGGCGACACGCTGGGCGAGGCGAGGGAGGCAACTGAGCGCCTTTCGGCTGCGATTGAGAACGTCGCTATTATCGGCGCGACGATCTTTGTTGGTCGCTTCATCGGACCGGCAATCATAGCGATTGGGCAGATGGCTTCGGCCATGTCGGTGGCAACGATCGCTGCGCGTGGGCTTTCCGCTGCAATGGCGTTCTTCGGTGGGCCAATCGGCCTTGCGATCACCGGGCTGGCGGCGGGCTACCTGCTTCTGCGCGACAATGTGAGCGCCGCCGAACAGGCAACAATGGACGCAAAGACTGCATACGACATCAACCAAAAGGCATTGAACGACAACAAGGCTGCATCCGAGGGGTTCACCATGGCTCTGCGAAACCAGATCGCCATGCAGGCAGAAGCGGCAAAGGCTGCGTATGCCCTTGCTGATGCCGAGTTCGTTGCCGCCAGCAAACGGCGGGCCAGCTTTGAGACGATGATCGGCTTCCGTTTCGCTCCTCTGGTTCACAGCGAGAATGTGGCGGCTGCCGAGGCGGAATCTCTGTTTGATGCCTATCTCAAGTTGGAAAACCAGCTCAAGCAGGTTGATGCCAACATGAAGAGCGTCACCAGTCCGGAGAGCACCGGCAGCGGTGGCGGGTTGAGCACAATCAGCGATGCCGCGAAGAAAGCCCGCGAGTCTTACTCCGATCTTGTTCGCGGTGCGCAGCAGTTCATCGAACAGCAGCAGTTGGAAGCGTCCACGCTCGGCATGACGGAAGAGGCCGCAAACGCCCTGCGCTATGAGCAGGAGCTTTTGAACAAGGCCGCGAATGACAACATCAAGCTGACGGCGGGGCAGAAAGCGGAGTTGACCGGTCTCGCGCAGACGATGGCAGAGACCGAAGCCGAAACGAGCAAGCTCAAATCGGCCTATGACTTCGCGAAAAGCACGGTGTCGGGCTTCTTCAACGACTTCAGGTCCGGGCTTGAGCAGGGCAAGGGGATCTGGAAATCGTTCGGGGATGCGGCGCTGGGCGTTCTTGGCCGCATCGGTGACAAGCTGATCGAGCTCGCAACCGACAGCCTGATCAACGGCCTTTTCAGCAATCTGGGAGGCCTTGGCGGAGGCGGTGGTGGCGGCATCATCGGCGGCATTATGGGATGGTTGTTCAATGCGAAGGGCAACGCCTTCTCGCAGGGCAACGTCATCCCGTTTGCCAATGGCGGTGTCGTGTCCAGCGCAACCATGTTCCCCATGTCGGGCGGCAGGTCTGGCGTGATGGGAGAGGCGGGGCCGGAGGCCATCATGCCCCTGAAGCGCGGCCCTGATGGTCGGCTGGGCGTTTCGGCCCCGAAGGGAGCAAGTGCGCCTTCGCAGAACACCTACGCGCCGACCTACAACATCGACGCGAGCAACAGCGCCAATCCGGAAGAAACCCGCCGGCAGGTTACCCAGGCACTGAAGGAGTACGACAAGGGCAACTATCAGAGGTGGCTTTCCGCTCAGGCGCAGGCGAGGAAGAGGAACGCGGCATAATGGCGATCATCTTTCCCCGCCCGCTACCTGACTACAATCTGACGCGCGGCACGATCCGGCTGGTCGATCCGGTTGCATCGTCCGCGTCTCATTCCGGCGCCAAGCTCAATATGTCCCAGGTGGTGGACCCTGCTTGGATATTAGAGGCGGAGACCATGCCGCTCTGGGATGATGAGCGCCGCGCATGGACGGCTTGGAAGAACAGCCTGCGCGGCGGCCTTCGCCAGTTCATCGCGCACGACATCACACGCAATCCGCCCTTGGCCTATCCGGCAGCAAGAACCCCGGATGATATCTCGAGCGGATGGGATGGCACCGCCATCGTGACCAGCGTTGGTCTGTCGGGCGAGCTCGGTCTGGATGGTCTTCCGCCTGCCTATCAGTTCAGAGTTGGCGACCGCATCGGGCTCGAAGAAGGCGAGGCGCGCGGATATTACGAAGTTGTCGAGGATGCCGCAGCGGTGGGCACAGAGGCCACCGTTGCGGTTTCTCCGCACCTGCACACCGGAATATTCACGAACGCAGCCGTGGCCCGCCTGTGGCTGCCTGTGGCGAAGTTCATCCTCGACTGGCAGAGCTGGAGCGAAGAGACCATCGGCGGCCCGTCGCAGATTTCCTTTACTGCCTATCAGCGGGTGATGTGATGGCCTACCCGACAATTGTCCAAGACCTTCTGGATGAGGGGCGCATCTCGATTCGCGGCCTGATGAAGTTCCAGTTCGGCACCGGCACCTATGGTTTCGCGAAGTCGGACCAGCCCATTGAATGGAACGGCCTGACCTATCAGCCGGGCGGCGTGATCAAGGTTTCTGACCTGCCCGGCGGCATGGGGACCACGGCACGGCAGTTCACGATTGAGCTTGCGGAGTCGCCCGACGATGGTTTGACGCCTGATGTGCTGAAAACCATCGAGGCGGAAGACTACCGCGACCGGCCCGTGACCATCTATGATGCGTTCTTCCATCCGGACACCGGGGCGCTTCTGCATGTCGAGGCGCTGCGGCGCGGCTATATCGACCAGCTTTCGCACGAGGAAGACCCGGAAGAGGGTTACAAGCTCATTGCCGACTGCGAGACGCGCGCGCTTGACTACACCCGCACGAACGGACGCAAGCGCAACATGGCGGACCAGTATCGCCGTGTTGAGGGCGACAACTTCTATGTGAACGCAGCGACGACCGGTCGAGAAGAAATCTTCTGGGGCAGGGCACGGAAGTCGGCCAAGAGGGCGGCAATCAAGCTCGATGGCGAGTTGGGCAGGTTGGTTGATGAGTTCTTCGGGAGGTTTAGTTGAAGCTCGTTCCAGATTGGGAAAAGCGCCTCAATGAGGTGATCGAAAAGCACATGGCACTGCCGAGTGAGTATGGCGTGTCTGACTGCTACCTCATTCCTGCCGATGCCTTCGAAGCCATCACGGGCGAGGCACTTTACGAGGGCGTCCGCTACAAGACGGAAGCCGGCGCAGGTCGCCAGCTTCGCAAGCGCGGCTTTGAGACCGTGGAAGACGCTTTTCGCGCTCGCTTGCCAGAGATTGGCCGCCTGTCGGCCCAGCGTGGCGATCTGGGCGTCGTGGAGCGCAATGGCGTCATATCCGGGGGTGTCTTCACCTCCATAGGCTTTGCGACGCGTGGCGAGCGCTCTGTGGAGTTTCTGCCGGCCACCGAAGTGAAGACGGCTTTCCAGGTCGGCGACCGCTAACCACCACCACATTCCAGACATCTGCAACGCCTGCGCCCTGCGCAGCGCGGAGGTTATCCCATGCCATTTATTGGTGCTGCCATTGGCGCTGTCGTCAGTGCTGTTGGCGCAGTCGCGTCTTTCATCGGCGGCCTTGGCTTCATCGGCAAGCTGGCGATTGGCATTGGCCTGAACCTTGCCGCGTCCGCGCTGATGAAGCGCAAGCAGCAGGCACCGGAGCCGTCCGGCGTCAAGATCCAGACCGAGTATGGCGCAGACGTGCCGCGACAGGTGGCCTGCGGTCTGGTCGGCATCGCCGGGCATGAGGTCTACGTCAACACGTTCGGCAACGACAATGGCTGGCTGCAGGACGTTTATCAGCTCTCGGATTATCCATGCACCAGCCTTGAGCGCGTGGCGATCAACGGCGAGTGGGTGACGCTCGACGCGCCGCAGGCCAATGGCTTTCGCCAGGTCACGTCCGGCGAATATGCGGGTCTTGCATGGATCAAGTTCATCGACGGGACGCAGACCGTTGCCGATCCTGACCTTGTCGACAATGCCAATCCGACAGGGCGCTGGGGCACAAGCTGCGTTGGCGTCGGCATCTCCTACATCATCGTGAAGGGGAAATACGACCGCGAAAAGACGGTCGGCATGCCCGATGTGTTCTTCGAGCTGAAAGGCGCGCCGCTCTATGACTGGCGCAAGGATGACACTGTCGGCGGCAGCGGTCCGCATCGCTGGAATGACTTCTCCACCCACGAGTGGACCGACAACCCAATCGTGATCGAGTACAACTACCGGCGTGGCCTTGCGGTCAACGGTGACCTGTTCTGCGGCATGGAGATGCAGCCAAGCGACCTACCGCTGGACAAGTTCACGGCGGCGGCGAACGTCTGCGATGAAGTCGTGGAAGGCGAGAAGCGCTATCGCTGTTCGATCATGCTGGATTGCACCGCCACGCATGGCGACAACATCCAGTCGCTCATGAAGTCCTGCGGCGGCGTGGTGATTGATGCGCCGGACGGCTCATGGCCGATGATTGGCGCGGCCCAGCCCGTGGTGGCAACCATCACGGATGATGACCTGGTGGTGGGCGAGCCCGTGCGCTGGCAGGCCAAGCGATCCATGTCGGAACTGGTGAATTCGATTTCCGGTACGCATCCCGATCCCGGTCAGCTTTGGTCGATGGCGGGCTATGAAGCCATCGTTCTCGACAGTGCGATTGTGGTGGACCGGCGCACGCGCGATCTGGCGATGGATTTCCCCACGGTCATGAGCGCAAGGCAGGCGAAACAGCTTGCATCGATCTATGCGGCAGAGAACCGGCTGGAGGCGACGGCAGAACTTACGTTGCGGCCGCGCTGGCGAGGGCTCAAGGCCGGCGACTGGATTACGTGGCAGAGCGCCCGTTATGGCACGCTCACCTATCTGGTGACGGAGTCCACGCTGTATTCGCTGGACAATAGAGGCCCGCGCAATGTGCGGCTGGCGCTCCAGCAGCGTGATGCATCGATCTATGATGCCGTGACGGCTCCGGTGCCCGTTGTTCCGTATCCACCGGGCAAGCCTGTCTATCTGCAGGAGGTGCAGAACCTCATGCTGGCGGGAGTCTCGGCGGGCTCTGGCACCAAGCTTATGCCGGCCATTCAAGCGGTCTGGGATGCAATCGATGATGTGACGGTCGTCGGCGTTGAACTGGAATGGTGGCCGACTGACGAGCCCACGTCGCGCGCCAGCATGTCGAAACCTTCGGATGAGACGATTGCCGTCCTGACGGAAGGCGTTGTTTCGGACACCGAGTACCAGGTGCGCACGCGGCTGATTACCAGCCCGCAGCGACCTGTCGCTTGGTCGAACCCGAAGGCTGTGGTGACGGAGGCCCAGCCGTTCACGGATGTCACGATTGATCCCGCCATCATCAATGAAGCCACGGACTGGCTGAACTACAACACGCGCGAAGAGATCGAGCGCGGTCTGGACAATGCCACGAAGGACATGGCTGACTTTGATCAGCAATACGGCAATGTTCAGCGGTTGCGGCGCGAGGCAGCGGTTACAGCCAACGGCATCACGGCTTCCTATCAGGAGGCCATTCTGGTGGCGGTTGGGCCGGGTTCGGCCATTGCACAGCGCATTGAGGCGCTGGAAGTCACCATTGACGAAGACATCGCGCAAGCCGTCGATCTGCTGACCACCGAAATCAACGAAGTGGATGGCCGCGTAACGGCGAACTCCAGCGCGATCACGGCGCTGACAGCAACCGTGGATGATGTCGAGGCCAATGTATCCATGCGCGGCGAAGCGATGGCCTCGCCGGGTGGCGGATGGGCGCGCTATGGCGTTCAAGTCAGGCTTGATGCCGGAGGCGACTGGTCGGAAGCGGCGTTCTTCATGGATGCGCAGCCGGGCATGAGCCGCGTCATCTTCAAGGCCGATGAGTTCATCATTTCAGACGGTTCCACCGACCTTGTGCCGTTCTTCATTTCTGGCGGCATCGCGCGGATGAACGTGGCGAACATCGGCACCGTTACGGCGGGCACAATTCGCAGCGCCGACAACAAGTTTGTCATCAACTTGAACGCTGGCACCCTCACTCTGAGCGATTGATATGGCAGTACGAGTACACATGAACACTGACCACATGGTGATAAGTAAGCCGGGCTACGATGCGGGCTCCCCAAGCCTCCCTGACAGCCAGAAGGTGTTCGATAGCGATTGGGGCTTCTACGCCAACCTGCTTTTTGAAGGGTTTCTCCCGATGCCGGGGGATTTCTGGAACCCCAATGCGATGATCAATCGCACCTATACGCTCAATTTCCCGGAGACGCTCAATTACGCACCAGCCGCACTCATCTACATTACGCGGTTGGGCGGCCCAAATACGGGGAGATCGCCGATGGCTTTGCCGTTCACCGGAACAAGAACGGTCGGAGGAACAAGCCGCTTCTGCCAACCTAAGTCTTATCCAAACAGGATCGAAATCCCAGGGCCATGCATCGAGAACTCTTGGAATGGTTGGTCTGATCCGGGGAACCAAGCGGGTGTTGGTGTCCGATGGTTCGTTTTCGGGGTGTAGTGGATGACCAAAATTCATTTGGGGCGGCGCGGCTCCGAGGTCGGATTCTGGGTGGCGGCAGACGGGTGGGATGCATCCACGCCCGGCGACAAAATGATCTTCGATTCAAATCGAGATGCGTTGAACCTGCACGAAGTTAAGTCAGCCCGTTGGAACGGTGACTGGGATGATCTTGAAGCGGGGTATTTGTACGGTGAGAAAACCGTGACTTTCACGGCGCTCCCGTACCGCCCGCTTGTCTTTACGACGATCAAGACTCCTCGCGCTGCAGGGGAGATTTATTACCCGCCGGCTAGCGTCGCGGAAGGCTCCTTTGGCGTTGAGATTTTCGACGCTGGCGGCTCCGTCGACTACAGTATTCTCACCGATCGCATCACGGTCAGGAACACGCAGTTTTACATTTCGCAGTGGTCCTACATGGATCTGACCATCTACGTTTACAAGAATAGGTTGGTACCATGACTGACCGTATGGTGCTCGGCATTCAAGGTGGCTCACCGGTCTTCCGCATCACCAAGCCGGGCTATGACATCAGCTCAACAGACATATCAAAATTCATCATTCGGGAAGATTCGTTCACGTTCCATCCGGTGATTTCCGGGAGCCGGACCTTTACCGGAAATGGCACTGTGAATGTCGGCGTTGGTGGTCTTTCTGAGCCGCCCTTCATTATCCTGAAATCAAGCGATGACGCGCTGCCGACCTATTGGGATTATTGGGCAAAGCTCAACTCTGCGCTCAATACGCTAACCATTGTGAACGAGCGAAACGTCTCGCGCACAATCTCTTTCTTCGTTCTCGCCGCATAACTGGCCCCAAACACCACCGGATATTCCATGACTGACCAGCCCAAGAAGCAGGTCAGCCCGATGGCTGCTGCCGTCGAGGCGACTGCGCTCAACGACTTTTACCGAAACCGAAACCTGATGCTTGCCGACGCGCTGGAGCGTGAGCGGCAGGAGCGGGAGGCCGAGAGGGATGCGTTGCAGGCGGAGAAGGACGCCATGCAGGCGGAAATCGACCGGCTAACGAAGATCAACGGCAAGCTGCAGGACGCGGCAGCACAGACCGGCGCGGCCAAGACCGACAAGAAGGATGCCGAAAATGGCGGGTAATCTTTACGAGCAGGGCTATTACGAAACTGGCTCCGCATCGGTGACGCAGGGCCAAACCGTAGTGACAGGGCAGGGCACTGCATGGTCGCAAATCGTGCGCCCGGCGGATGATTTCGGCAAGCATGTCGGTATGCCGATCCCGATTGCATCGGTAGATAGCGACACGCAGATCACACTGGCCTATCCATGGCCGGGGCCTACGCAGGCCGCTGCGCCGTACCGCGTGACCTTCACGCCATATGAGCTGAACTACCGACAGGCGTATCCGGAGATTGACCGCCTCCTGACCACCGGCAACGTGTCGGCGCTGGCGGGGCTGGCTGGTGGTGCGAATAAGCTGCCGTTCTTTGATGGCGCTGGCACGATGGACCAGACCGTCCTTTCTGCGTTCATGCGCACTCTGCTGGATGATGCGGATGCTGCGGCGGCGCGGGCCACCTTGGGTGCGTCAGAGTATGTTGGCATGGGGCTGAAGGAAACCGCGCCGCCCGTAGTCAATGATTGCAACACTCAGATCGGGACCAGAGTTTTTACGTTCGGTGGCACCTCGATTGGAAGACCGCCAGAAATTAGTGACGGGAGTATTTTCCAAGTTCAGCGCGGCGCAGGCCGCATCTTCCAAATGGCGTTTAACAGCATATCCCCGAATACGGATTCCGGGGTGGCGATCCGTATGTTAACGGGGTCTTCGGGCGGGTGGACGGCATGGCGATCATTGGTTTCAATTAAAGGCGAGAACAGCAACGGCTCATATTTTAGGAATCCTGACGGTACGCAGGTTTGCTGGCATTCTTTTGTTGGAACAGGGTATGACCTCGCAAGCTCATCATTTGCTACTTGGGTCTTCCCTGCTCAGTTCATCAGCGCTCCGGTGCCCATAGTTACCATTCAGCGACCGGCAGATGACACCGTCGCGATTTTTGGGCGTGTAGGGAACACATTGAACACCACCAGATTCAACGTTGCGCACTCCGGTGGAAACAGTCAGGGCGTCTTTTTTCAAGTCGCGGCAATCGGAAGGTGGTTCTGATGCATATTGCATTTTCACCCCAGCAGCGCACGTCGCGCCTTTCTCTTCACAAGACCGGTGACGCACTGACCATCAACGGCGAAGTCTTCGATTTTTCCGTGGTTCCGGACGGCGCGACCCTTCCTGAAAAAGCGATCAGCAGCGATTGGTTTGTCGGTCCCGTCGAGCGCATTGGCGGCGAACTGCACATCTCGGTTGTTCTGCCCCACGGACCAACCCCCTCGCAGTCGGTAGCTTTCCCGCATCCAATCACCGTCAACGAAGACGGGCCGATTGCAGTGCCGTCCGACGAGTTGGAGGAGGCAGGCGAATGAACATTGATCTTTTCAAGCTTGTCACGGCCGAGATGAAGGCAGCGCAGGGGCAGGCTGATCTAAAGGCCGCCATCGATGCTGAGCGAGACCGTCGCATTAGTGGCGGCTTCATCTTCGAGGGCGTCGAATATCAGACCCGTCCGGAGGATCGTGAGAATATCGCGGGCGCTGCCACGGCGGCGCTGGGCGCAATCATGGCAGGTGCGCAGCCGGGGGATCTGCGATGGCACGGCGGCGCGGAAGACTTCGCGTGGATCGCTGCCGACAACACGATGCACACCATGGATGCGCAGACAGTCTATGCCTTCGGTCAGGCTGCCATGGCGCACAAGCAGGCGCACATCTTCGCCGCTCGGACGCTCAAGGATGCTGACCCGATCCCGGGCGATTTCGCTGACGATCAGTGGTGGCTGTGAGTGCCGACGAGCGAGTGCGTTTTAATCTACGTCTTGAGGCTTGGGGACCCAGGGCAAAGATCCTCGCCCGCCGGTTGCACCAAAATAACCGCATGGCGTCAACGCACCATTGGTGTGATCACGTAATGCCTAGGCTGAGTTCGCAGAAAAATCCCCGCCGAATGCTTGTTGAGTTGGGGCTCTATTCGGCGGGGCAGAGTAGGCTGTAACATGCTGGATGCTTGCTCTCCATCTGACTACGGGGAGCCGTGGGTTAGCTAGCGACCGGAAAGTATGTCCTAAGCCTGATCGATTGAATGGTGCTTTAGCACACCTGCGGAAAGGCGTAAAAGGCGCTGGCAGGTGGATAGGGTAAAAGTCCCCGCCTATCTCTCAGAAGAGCCCCAGATTCTTCGACCCGCCAGCTGAACAAGTCTATCGGCGAAATCTGAACGACTGGTTGCCGTTACGGCTGGGGCAAGATCGCTTCGGGAAGAGCATGCCAGCGCGCGGGGCTTGTTGGGTTAAGCGGGTGGGCTTTATGCCCGAACATTACGCGCGCTGGCGAAGCCAGTCTCAGCTCAAATCGTTGCTGGTTGGTAAACACCGGCAGCCCATCAGCGGTGCTGGCGGGCAAACCTCGGATTGGGGAAGGCTTTTTGCTCCGAACGTGGGGCGTTCTAAGCGCCCCGCCAGCACGGATAGCGTATTCCAAACGCCCGAATGTGAAAATCCCCCTGCAGGCTGACGTTGGGAAGCGCTTGCCTGCAGGGAGCGGCGGTGACCTCGAAGAGGTCTGGGTATCGTTATCAATGACGCTTGCCGTCGTGAAGCCATGCTGGGGTTGTCGCGGCGTAATGGCGCGGTGGGGCGAGTGTCCACGGTTTGGATCAAAATTACCGGGTGCTGGCGGGGACTTGCGAGGGTAGGTCGTGCTGTCTCCGGTCAGGGGATGAGCGGATATCCCGCCAGCACAAGAGTAAATAGGGCGATGCCTAACAAAGAAAAGCCTCTGCCAGCTCGAATGGGTGGAGGTCGTCGCCGGCAGAGGCGTAGTGACTACCTGCCGGCAGGCGTAAACCGGTCCGAGGTTTCGCCGACAGGTAGCCGACCCCGGGTAGGGCAGCAACAGACTATCACTGAAAACCTGAAAGGGAAGTCCGTTGGACAGAACCGTGCCTGCAGGCGCGGCGCTTTCGCATGGGCTCATCACCAGAAAGGAAACGATATGACATGGCGTCTTGCGCGCAGCCTCGGACGGCTGCATGAGCAAATCAACGCGGCTGCACCGCTTCGTTCCAAGGCCAGCGATGGCACGATTGGTGATGCGGCTCATGCCTCCCGATCCTCCGATCACAATCCATGGGTGAAGGATGGCGCCACCGGTGTGGTGACGGCACTCGACATCACGCATGATCCCGCCGCTGGTGTCGATATTCAGAAGCTGGCCGACGCGCTAGTGGCCTCGAAGGATCTCCGCATCAAATACATCATCTGCAATGGCCGGATCGTTTCCGGATCCGGGCAGAAGCAGCCGGCGTGGAAGTGGCGGGCCTATGGCGGCTCGAACCCACATAGCCGCCATATCCATATTTCCGTGAAGGCGAGCAAGGCGCTCTATGACGACGAACGCGATTGGCGCTTCGACACTGCGGAGATTGCCGAGCTTGCGCCGTCAGAAAGTGTGCTGCGGATCGGCTCACGTGGCCCGTTCGTGAAGGAGCTTCAGGAGAATCTCGCCCGCCTTGGATATGTGATCCGGGCAGACGGTCGGTTCGGTGACGAGACCGATCACGTCGTTCGCATGTTCCAGCGGCAGAATGGCCTGAAGGTCGATGGATGGGCTGGGCCGCGTACGCTGGATGCAGTCGGCCGCGCTATTGCCGAACTGGCTGCAAAGCCGAAGATCGAAGCCGCGCGCGAAAACGCCAAGGAGCAGGCTGCGGAACAGGTCGAACGGAAAACCGGATGGTGGCAGAATGTCACCGGCTTCTTCGGTGCGGGCAGCGTGGGTGGCGGGCTGCTTTGGGGTGTCGATTGGCAAACCCTTGTGGTGATCACAGGCGCGGCCATTCTCGTGATGCTGCTGATCGTGCTTTTGCGCAGGCAGATCGTGGCGGCCGTGCGCGATATTCGTGAGGGGCTCGCCTGATGTTCGGTTATGTCCTCAGCTTCCTGCTCTCGCCGCTGGGGAAGGCTCTGGCTGCGGTTCTGGCTGTCTCCGTCATCGCTGGTGGGATTTACCTCTTCGGCCACCAGCGGGGCGCTGCGTCGGTTCTGCAGCGCCTTCAATCCGACCGCATCACAATCCTGAAAGATGGGAGGAAGATCGATGAGGAAGCGCTTGGCGCTGACGACACTGGCCTGTGTGCCCTTCTTGGCGGCTGCGAGCTGCCAGACGGCGGCAATCACTGAGCCCTGCGACGTGCTGGTGCCGATCAGCCCGGCGCCGGCCACAAACTCTTACCTGGTGGCGAATGACCGCGTGACCGCCGTCGCCATCGCGCAGCATCGTGGCCGGTATCAGAAATACCGCTGCGGGAAGTGAACACATCCAGTTGATGAGCAGGGCGAATGTCAGAAGCGAGTGTTGAGCGGACCCTTGGTCAAATCCTTGGTGAGCTGAAGGGTATCGATGACCGCTTGATGCGCGCTGATGACAGTCGCGCCGTGGTGCATCGCCGATTGGATGAAATGAGCGAACGGCTTTCGCATGTCGAGGGCGAGGTCGAAGCGACGAAGAAGACTGTCGATCAGATCCAGCCAGTGGCAGAAGACATGGCGAAGCTTCGCACTCAGGCTGTCGGGGCGGGCACTGTGGGCCGCTGGCTCATCCGCATCGGGATCGGGGTGGTAACGCTCGCAAGCTGGATCGTTGCTGGCTACACTTGGCTGACGGGACGCCCGCCGCCATAGCTCAATCCATTCTCCCCAACTGCCCCGCTGGACCGCTCTGGCGGGGCTTTTTCGTGCGTTTACGTGTCTTCCACCGCCCGAATTGCCACCTTGATCTGCTCTTCGATACCCTCGGCTACATATGCCAATTCCCTAGCGTCCAGCTTTCAGGCGAAGAGTGCTTCGAAGTCATGCTCAAAAAGCGAGGGCGTGTTCACAATCAGACAGCGCCATCTGTCTCGATCTTCAACAGCTCTCCGCAATGCTTGCAGTGGATCGCATCCGGTTCGTGTCGGTTTAGGCCACATTCCGGACATGTGTACTTGATCCTTGATGGCTGGAAAATTGCGCGCGCCAATTGCACGAAGAGCGCCACGCCCACGACCATGATGAAGACCGTCAGCAGCTTCCCGCCTGTGGTCGTCATGGTGATATCGCCAAAGCCCGTCGTCGTCAGCGTCGCAACAGTGAAATAGAGCGCATCGACATAGCCCGTAATGCCGGCCTGATCATCGAAGGCCAGAACGAAGACGAGCGATGTTGTCACGAAAATGAAGACGAATAGGTTGACCGCAGCGAGGATTGCGTCCTCGTGGCGTCGAAAGAACAGGCTCTCGCGCCGAAGATCGCGCAGCAAGTGGTAGGCGTGAATCAATCGCAAGCCACGCAGGACGCGCAGAAAAGCGAGGTTGGCGGTGAGAAACGGCGCCAGCAGTAGGGACGCCACCACCACCAGATCCGCCAGTGTGTAGATGCGCATTATCTCTTGGCGCCGGTTTTCTGAGATCCAGAGTCGGGCGCTGAGGTCAAGAAGGATCAGTACGCCGAGAGCGATGTTTAATGCGGACAAAGCTGGTGTTGTTGGCAGTGACGCTGTAGCGATGAAATAGATGATCGTCAGCAAATCGAAAACGATCAGCGCGTAGCGAAATCGCTGCGCGCGCTGGCTCCTACCGGCATAGAGCAGCCTGATTGAACGGTGCAATTCTTCCATGTTGGCTACATGCCACAGGTCACCAAGCGAAACCACAGGCCGATCCCGAATGAGAGTATCCTACCGGCGGCATGATCAATCGGGCAGGTCCGGCGCATCCACGATTACGAGCTTGTCGTCGGGCAGGGGACGTTGAAGCTTCTTCGCTTCCTCCCATGGCTCTGTAAGCCATGCGGTCATTTCGTCCTCGGTGGTGAGGATGACCGGCATCGCCTTCTTGTGCACGGGCGCGACTACGCTGTTGGGTTCTGTGGTCAGGAAGCCATAGACCTCATGGTCCTCTAGTTCCTCGCGGGCCATGCGCTTGCCGCGCCATGGCGTCCAGAGGCCGGCGAAGACGAACAGCGACCGTTCCTCGTTCAGCGCGAACCATGCATTCGGCGTCCGCTTGTCGCCTTCCTTCCTGCTGGCAGGGTCGGGTTCGGCAAAGCTTGTGACCGGCACAAGGCAGCGGCTTTCCGGCGAGAGCCATTTGCGCCAGTGGGCGGATGAGGTGTTGCGGATGTTCGTTACGCCGCTGTCGTGCTTTCCCTTGATGAACATGGGCGGCGTCGGCATGCCCCAGCGGGCGCGCACCATCTCCCGCTCTCCATCCTCTCCCACGCGAATGATTGGCGCATAGCGGTTCGGATAGGCCTGAAGCGATGGCTCGTTGAAGGCATACTCGCGCGTCGTCTTGATGAAGTCGCGGATCGCCTGGCGCGTCGTCGTCATGTTGTAGAGGTTGCACAT